CTTGCCATCATTATAGGTAGCGGTAGTTAAAGAATAGGGCGGGTCCATGTAAACTAAATCATTATCATGAACAGTATTAAGGTTAATTACTTTATCATAACTTTTACTAGTAAATCCGTAAGAGCCATTTTTAATTACTTTAATAAAGTCACCTAGAATCTTTAGCTTATTCTCTAAATACCGCTTATTAACCCGTTCAGAATTAGCATAAGGCATATTATATTCAAAAGCTCTATTGAAACGGGGCAAACCATTAAAAGAAGCAATAATCAGCAGATAGAGAGAAATAGATTTATCAAAATCATATTCAAAATAACCAGAATTATAATCAGATCTCAGTTTTAAGAATTCGTCTTTACTAGTTAGATTAAGTGATATACTCTTTAGAACCTCAAACTGCAAAGAATTTAAGCTAGATAAGTCTCTGAACATTTGAATCAAAGGAGTAGAAAGATCATTCCAAACATGAAATTGAGCCTTAACATTTAAAGAAACATTACCAGCACCCGCAAACAAGTCAAAGAAAGTATCAATATTATCTTGTTGTAATTCTGGCAACAACTGAGGAAGTAAACGCCTCTTACTGCCCATATAGTTAATTGGAGATTTAATAATCTTTTGTTTTACCATTCGCACCCCGCTTAAAATTACGATAACCTAACTGTACAATAGAAGCTGTTAAAATAGATAAAAAGTAAGCATTTAATCCACGTTCCCATCTAATCGCTCCTTTGCTAATTTAAAATAATCTGGATCTTTTTCAATTCCAATAAAACTACGATTTAGGTTCTTACAAGCAACTCCAGTAGACCCAGAACCCATAGTATTATCTAGTACAGTCATACCCTCATTAGTGTATGTTTTAATTAAGTATTCTAATAAATCAACTGGCTTTTGAGTAGGGTGAATTGTCTTTGCTATTTTATTAAAATGAATAGCGTTAACTGGATAACGAGTACCTTTATTATCAGTAGTCCAACTGGTTTTATAAGAACCCCAATTATTACTTTTAGTATCATTCTTAGCTCTATATGGCTTTCCCTCAGTCATCTGTGGATTATACAGAGGAAGCTTAGGATTAAAAATTGAAATTGTTTCCACAGCTTTTAAAGGCATTCTCTTAGCGTTAAGAAAACCAGAACCTCGATTTTTAATCCAATACCAATCATAACGATACCATTTAGGATTAGATAGCCTTAAACTAGATGAAAAAGGTTCGTCACCAAACAAAGCAACTACTCCACCTACTTTTAATAAGCGTTTATACTGCTCCCAAAGCTGATCCATTGGAATAATATGAATCCCACTGATTCCTAGTTGATCCGAACGGAAGGTCAGATAAAACCATATCTACGCTATGGTCTGGTAAAGTAGGTAAAATTTTCAAACAATCATTATTATACAACTTAATCAACTAAAATAACCACCTAACCTAAAATTTATTCTTAGTTTAAGTGGTTTTTGTAATTAATTATTTATTTTATAGTGGAGTAGCTAAATCTCCTACTTCTAATTTTAATCCTTTATATACTGCTTATATAGCAAAAGGTAGCTACTGCAGTAGCTACCTCAAAATAAAAACACCATACGTAAGTTTGACCGACTTGTAAATTATAATAGCATAATTATTTAATAAGTCAATAATTAAGCTTCATTAGCTTTATAATTAAGGTCATTTTGTTCCTTAAACTGATCTGATACCATCTTATCAATATCCTTAGATGATAGGTCAATTAAATCATCTTGATCCACCCGTTTCTTGTTCTCATCCTGTGGATCTTTATAGACTGGGATAGAGTCATTAAAAATATCACTCATACCAGCAGGGGCTTGCGGAGCACCTGTTTGCGTATCATCGCCAGCAGAAGTTTGCTGTAATAAAGTATAAACAGAAGCTAAGTCCTTTAAGTCTTTAACGTCAAGTTCAGAAGTTCCACTCATTGCCTGATCTAAAAGCTTCTTAGAAACTAATTCAATTGTTTGTTTAATATTATCTGTTGCTTGTTCCTTATCAGCAGTTTCTCCCGCTGAAATCATTTGACGAATTGAATCTGTTAAACCAGACAAGTTATTTCACTTCCTTTCTTAAATACAGATAACAACTGTGTGGACTATAGCAAACAGAACCAGAAAGAAAAGTTCCATTTACATAGTAATGAATATGCTTAACCGAGGTAACAAACTCCCCTGTCTTAAATACATAGGATGTAAGAGGACGACCACAAACAGCACAATAACGAGTTTCGGTATTATGTGATTTACGTTTAAACACTCTCTTACGATCCATATGCTTAAATAACTTCTTACGTTTAATAAGAACATCATCATAAGTCATTCTTATCACCTGTACTGTAATATAGGGAATTAACACTATACAAAGAAAAGAATACAAAATTGTAAAAGAAAAGCCCTAACTCACAAATAGCATGAGTAGGACTTAGACTAGTCTTAATGTACTTTATAGGGACTTGTACTTACCCCTCGCAGTAGGCTCCGTAGAGTTACTACCACTCTTACAACTTATTATATCACAAGTCGCTGATCTTAGTAAGCCTTTTAATTTTAGCTTAGTTAAATTCAAACTTCTATCAATTTAAGATCAGCTACCTTACCCTTACAATTAGTAATTGCACTAAAATTAAAATTTGCATTTAATGGCATATTATCAGCAGGGATTAATTGCTCATAATAATCCCAGCTATTTGTTAAGGTAATCAAATGACCATTGCTTTGATAACCCTTATCAACTGTACCACCAAATACATATGTCATTATATTCCCACTACCAATAGCTTCAAAGGATAATTTATAAGAACTACCTTTATTAGGATAGATATGATTCTGACGGATAAGACCTAAGCTATCAGTAGGACCTGTGGTATCAAAAGTAATCAATGTTCCCTGCATTTTACTATGATCTAACATAAACAAGGATGGGTTAAGCAAGTTCAGACTGCTTTTCCCCCCCATTGGATTTATAAAAATCTTGGGGTTAGTAATCTTGCATACACCCGAGTCAATTGAGTAAAAATTACCTTCATCATAGCCTGTAATAATGTCCTGTGGTAATAGTCCACCACCAACTATGTGATTAGAACCATTAGAAGTTTTAGGGTAACAAAATACCTCTAGCCAAAATTCAGGACTATTCTTAAACTTTATTCCATATTCAATACCAATGCGCTCACCCTTACTAGGATCATATCCAGACCATTCAATATCACATGAAACTGAAATATATTTGCCTGGAATCAAATTAGCATACTTCTGAAATCCCGTTATAGGTTTCCAACCAACCTTATCAACTGTTGAATCATAGGACTGGCCATCATCTATTAGGTTAGTAACGTGTAACCCGTTAAAACCGTCCTTAATCTGATTAGTCGTTAATAAATCATTAATACCATATTCACTACGTAGATGATCGGCCATTGAAGTAAAAGTATCCTTAACTGTCATGCTATCACCTCCAATCTATTAGAGTAGAACCGTTAAAATATCATTCAAACTCATCTACTCACCACTTTCCATTTAAAATTGCGTCATCTACATAAGACTTAATTTCATTTTTATCTGCGTCAGTCCAGTAATCAGTACCACGAACAGGGGTATGACCTTGCATATTACCAATAACAGCACCCGTATCAAAAGTACCACCACCTTGACCAGCATCTCCACTAGCATTAACAGCAGTTACTTGGGTAATCATACCATTAGGCTGGATAATTAGATCGCCAACCTGTGGACCAAACCAACTTTAGTATTGTAAAGATCAGACCAGTATTGGTTAGGACTACTACCACCATAAGCATACTTATCAAACCAGATACTTAATCCTCGATCACCTTTTGGTCCTTGAGACCCAGTTGCACCGGTTTCTCCTTTAGGACCCTGTGGACCTGTCTTACCCTGTGGACCTGCCAAACCATCTCTACCAGCCGGGCCTTGACTACCTGTATCACCTTTTACACCCTGAGGACCTTGTGGTCCGGTTTCACCCTTATCCCCCTTGGGTCCTTGGAGTCCAGTAGCCCCGGTATCACCTTTATCCCCCTTTGGTCCTTGAGGTCCAGTTAAACCTTGCTTACCTTGAACCCCCTGAATACCTTGAATCCCTTGTGGTCCTTGAATACCTTGGGCACCAGAAAGGTCAGAAATATAAACAAACTTACTTCCGTCCCAAACATAAAGCTTTGAATTATCTGGATCACTAACATTACTTGCAATCATCGTAAAGTCACCATCAGTAAATCCAGCGCCTTTACTTGCTTCCATTGCAGAAACAGACTCAAAAGTCTTTCTAATATTAAAGTTCTTACCAGCAGGACCTACTGGACCCTGTGGACCAGTAGCTCCAGTATTACCTTGAAGACCTTGTAAACCAGTAGCACCACGATCACCTTTTGGTCCAGCTACACCAGCTAAGTTAGCTAAGTAAGGACCATAATTAAATGTACCCCCACCAGCTTCGGGAACTCCACCGTAGCTAACACCAGTTACTTGCACTAAGTGACCACTGCTCAAAACAACTAAATCACTAACCTGTGGTCCTCGATCTGGAGCAGAACCTTTTAGATCAGTCCAATAAGAGCCACGATAGTTTTCTCCATAGTCATGAGTATCAAACCAGATATTATAACCACGATCACCCTTAGGACCAGTAGGACCAACTAAAGTCTTTTCATAGTCTTTAAAACTACCAGTAAAACCAGCATCTCGTGCTAATTCATATAAGGACTTACCAGTCTCACCCTTAGGAATATCAAAGTGTAAAACATCATACTGATCTAAATAAACATTAGCGTTTTTATTAGAGTCAATTGTCGATACTTTAATATCTTTAATATCAATATCATGGACGTGCAAAACTTGGCGTTCAACAATCTTACTCGTATCGGGAGGAGTAATATTAGTAGCTTCTGGAGTAAAGATACTCTTAAAAACTAATCTATTATTACTGTAAGCTAAAGTAATATACTTTGCTGTATTGCTAGGATAATACTCCATATGGTCTGAATAACGCATACTAAGATAAAAAGCATATGTTCCTAGTCCTAATGAAGATAACTGGCTTAGCTTAAAGTAAACACCGTCATCGTTAGCATTTACCGGAATAGTTAAACGACTATTACCACTAAGATCATAAAAGTGCATATTTAATTCCACGTTAAAGAACTGTAAGCTCTTTTGAGAATTAGTAGGCACTAAATAAATTGTTGTATCATTATCACTAGGAATGCTTGAAATAAAACTTAATTTATTCATTAGACCCTTGCATTCCCCTTTCTTATCACATGGTTTCGCTAATTGTAATATAGGGGATTAAACCAATGCAAAATAAAAACCTTTCCTACATATTAGCAGAAAAGGCTGTAAACAAGATATTAGTATAGTGGCAAATTACATTACTTAAATATTTAATTTAAGTATATCATAATTAAATAAATTATCAATAACTATTTTTTAGGAATACCTAAAATAAATCCATAATATCTTAGTGAAGAAATATTAACTACTCCGTCTGCCCCTACATTTAATTTTTGAGGCTCTAAATTATCTAAGTCAAAATAGTACCAGTCATGATTAGTTACACCTAGCTTGAGCGTTACCCTAATATTTTGTGCTGGAGAAACACTACAATTAGCATTTGTATCTCGCCACTCTGTATTAGTAGTTCTAAGATTAATTAAACTTAAACCTAAATAATCATTCTTATTTCCTCGGCTAATCCCGCAAACTTTACCGCTTTGTAAATAATCTACACTACCACCATCAATAGTAGCTAAACCGTCAACTTGATAGCCTAGGCCAATAATTTCTTTAAAAGCAACAAAAAAGTCATACATCTTAGGTAAATAATTATCTTTAAGCGTTGAGGGGAGATTAAGATTACTATTAGGGAAATACTCATTACAGAGCATATGCTCACCTATTTCCAAATGAGTACCACCACTAGCCATAATCACTAAGTCAGCTAGAATGATTCCGTCCGTATTAAAATACTTACCAGCATTATTTTTAGCGTAATCATAATCCATATAAGCGGCTATAATTACACCTTTCTTTTGCTTGTTACTATCCCGTGATTCAGCAAGAAATTTAACCAGATTAAACAAGTCATTATAAGTCTTACGATTATCCCATACTTCGGTATAAAGATATTTAGGAACTGTTGAATTTCTAATATCATCAAGTCCGTATTCACCAACAGAATTAACACCAGTATCCCAACCTAATTTACCAGCTTTATTTAGGAAATAATGGATACCATTAGCAAGAGTAGCGCTACTAATTAGATTACCATTGGCCTCATACTTATTACCGGGGTCACCAAACATATCAATATGCCAACCAACAAATGGCATATTATTTCTAACGGTTTCCATTTGACGATAAATATAATCCTGCCAAGGACCATTCATCCAATTCATATTATAAAGATTATATTTACCCCAGCCATTAGATTTATCTAAAGTTTTATAAACATGGTCAAGGCTTTTTGAATTATCATTATATAAAAACATATCAGCGGATAATCCGTGAACTAGCTGATTAGTATCAGATCCATTCATCGCCATATAAGCTAAAGGTTTCATTCCATAGCTTTTAGCTAAATAACAGTAATCTTCAATAACTTTCTTTTTAGTTAAACGATTACCCATATCATTCCAAATATTAGCAACAAATAAACTATCACCACCATTACTATAAGTAGGTAATGGCAAAGAGTGATAATCAAACCAATCATAACACTGAATTAAATTGATATGAAGTCGCTTTAAGTAGTCTAAAACCCCTTTTATTTCTGTTGGAGAATCATTATCATACCTAGAAATAAATCCCATAATAGGATAATTATAGAGATCGCTACTTACATTAATTGCAATTGTCTCTGTTGATACATTATTACCAACATGATTTTCAATTACTACAGCATAACCAATATTATCGTCAGCAGGCAAAAGCCAAGACCAGCTAAGCTCAGAAGTTCCATAATAGATTTCCTTAGTAGCAACTAAATTATTTAAATGATAATACTTAACTACTAAATGACCATGACCAGAAACGCTAGTAGCATAGAAAACTACTTTTTCAGACGGATAATAAACAGCTCTATCTGTATTAAGATCTAATAGAGTAGCTGAGTCATCTTGATCCCTCATACCTACTGAATATTGAGTAGTTGTATTGCCTATCTTCCAATGACCATTACTATCAATCTGTGGGGTAAATCCATCATTACCTTTAGGTCCCGTATCACCTGTACTACCCTACCTTTAGGTCCTGTTGCTCCTGTAGAACCAGTCTCACCTTTTGGTCCTGTAGGACCCACCGGTCCAATAGGGCCTTGAATACCTGCTGGTCCTTGTTCACCTTTATCTCCTTTAGGGCCAACTGGTCCTTGTGGACCTGTATTGCCTTTTAATCCTTGAGGGCCAGCATCTCCTTTAGGGCCTTGAGCACCAGTTGCTCCAGTTTCACCCTTGGGTCCTTGTGGTCCAGTATCACCTTTATCTCCTTTAGGTCCTTGTGGACCAGTTGCTCCAGTTTCACCCTTGGGTCCTTGTGGACCTTGAGCTTTGATATTTAAATTAATATCTTTTTCCATTAACTCAACTCACCTTGATCTGTTTCTTTAACGTGCCAATTCCCATCCGAACCAATATAAGGGATATAACTAGTCCCATCTCTACCATTAGTACCGTCTAAACCCCTAGCACCAACAGGTCCTTGAGGTCCAGTATCTCCTTTAGGACCAACTGGCCCTGTCTTACCCTTAGGAATACCAATGAGTAAAGTATTATTAATAATTCTGGAATAAGCCTGTTTATCTTCATCTAAAGTAACTACCTGTACAGAATTAAAAGGCATCTTACTATTACCGCTGTCTAAGTTCTTAAAGTAATCAGTCGGAATATCTTTTAAGATAGATAATTTTGCATCTGTAGTCAAAATCAGATAAAGAACTTCTTGCCCTGGAAAATAATTACGTTCTGTACGTGTTCTACTTTCTAAATATAGTCCATATACTTTACCAACAGATAAACCAATTAGATTAATAGGATCAAAATAAACGCCGTTACTATCATAGTTACCCGGAATATCAGTAACTTTATTTCCCTCTAAATCAGTAAGATGAAACGTTAAAAAAGCATTTTCATAGCTTACTATACCCGTAGAGTCTACAGGTAAAAAATACACCTTAGAACGATCACTAATAGAATCCAAAATATTTAAGTAGTTCAATTACAATCACTCTCTTTTAAATGTAATATAAAAAGTCTAGCTAATTAGCTAGACTTCTTTTTAGTAACTCAATACCTGTCCGGGATAAATTAGATTAGCATTTCTTAAACCATTAGTAGCTACTAAATGATTTACAGAAGTACCTAGGCGATAAGCAATTGTTGAAAGGTTATCACCATAACGAACAGTATATGACTTACGTTGTTGTACTTGAGCGTTTCCACTAATTTTTAATACTTGACCGGGATAAATAGTATTGTAAATACTCTTACCATTAATTTGTGCAAGAGTATACATACTCATACCATGATCATTAGCAATCTTCCACCAACTGTCCCCGTAACGAACAGTATAGGTTGAAGTTCGTTGAGTATTAGTACTTGGTACTGGTTTTTGCACCTTGTTAGAAACAGAATTACCTTCGCCTTTATCAGCTACCCGAAGAACTTGTCCGGGGTAGATTACAGAATTAATAGTACTTCCATTAAGCTTAGCTAAGGCGTACATATCCATTCCGTGATCATTAGCAATCTTCCACCAGCTATCACCGGACTTAACCACATAATTATGGGTATCTTGATGAAGTTGCTTACCCTGTTCCGTTGCTGGAGTCTCTGTCTTAGGCTTCTGAGCATTACCATTAGTATAACCATTATCAGTAATACCAGTGAGGTCAATGTTCCGATCAAGCCCACCAGCAATCGCTGTTGACGTATATTGGAACATACCAATATTCTCAAAGCTAGGGAAGAAGTTATAATTAGGTTCTCTAGTTACTGAATAATTAGGGTATTCCGCCAACCAGAGTTGATACTTACTTGCTAAATAATGAAGATCAGTATTATTTACAAGGAAATTCTTATAACCATAGACCATTGGAGTATATCCTGCATCTTTAATCCGTTGACAAGCATGGTCAATAGCTTGAGTACTCTGATAGCCTGACTCAACGTCCAGAGCGATAATTGAGCCTCTCGGTGTCTGCACCTTAGGCAGAAGTAATTTAATACTTGATCCGCCTGTTGAGTAGTCGTAACATTTTGCCACCAGATATAATTATGTGCCCGTTTGCCTTGAGCAATAGCACTTCTTACCTGTGATCCATAAGTCCACTGATCATAAAGATTCCAACCAGTAGTAGTACCACCCATTTGAATAACAGCAAACTTATCGTCTGGATAACCAAAGATACCATTAGCTCCTTGATAACGAGACCAATCGACACCATGATCCCCTTGGCCGCCATTACAGTTCCAGAGGAAAGAGACATCGTTGCTCCAAGAGTTGCTAAGGCTACTGTTGCAACAGCTAACTTCTTAAAATAATGTTTTCCCATTGCTAGAGTTAGCACTAGGAGAAACTAGGTTACGGCTAGACTATCCTAGTCTAACATTCCAACCTCCTCATATTGAATTCAATACAAGAAATAAGATTGTACAATCTTGTATCAATATTAATATAGTGAAGCAAAAGAAAAACACCCTGCGCTGGAGATACCACAGGATGTTTAACAGAAAATAAGAAAAAGAAGTATAATAATGACTAAACACCATTATACAAGGCTAAGAAGAATAAAATGAGAAAGACTTCTTAGCCAATAGCAATTGCAGGAATCGAACCTACTTAGATAGAGGATACGAATAAAGAAATTTTAAGACTTAATCATCTTTAGAAGACTACTAACTTTCGTCTTCCGTATTAACGAAAGGAACTTTATAGGGTGAACCTATTGTCTTATGTATTACAACTAAATTATTTTGAAATCCAATTTTATTGGAAGGAGGTGTTTTTATGAAATTCTATCTATTCCACATAATTGCTACAATGTCCCGACCGAGACTTGAACTCCGATTTCGGATTAGAAGTCCGGTGCCTTATCCAGTTAGGACTATCGAGACAAGTGTGCTAATTGCACACGGTTACACTTACACGTCCGAACAAAAAATTACAAACCAAAAGAAGCTACCATTCAACAAATGTCTAACTCTAAGAAGGCAGGACCTAGCTATCATCACCCAAAGGTAACTAAGTCCAATTGCGGAGACAGGACTTGAACCTGTGACCTCCAGATAATGGGTCTGGCGAGCTACCAACTGCTCCACTCCACGATAAGAAAGGATTGGCCATTTGACTAACATTTAATTAATGTATTTAACCAACAATTCTATAATACACCTGTCTCATTAGAAAAGCAAGAGGAATTGTGAATTAATTTCCAAAATTCATCTGATCTAATTCGCTCATATCAAAACCCTGTCCGAAATCAAGATCTTCTTGACCTTTAGGGACTTTTTGTTCTTTTTAAGCCGACCAATTAAGCGCCCAGCGTCTTTCTTCGTTAGATTATCTAAGTCTAAGCTTGCTGGATCCTTATCAGCTTTATTAGCTAATTGCCGAATGTAATTAAGTTGGCGAGTAGTAGCGGGTTCTCCTGCACGGTTACGAGGTTTCATTTCTCCTAATTGTTTAGGCTGATAACCATGATTAGTGGCTGGCGCTTTAGTTAAGCAAAGAAGCATATTGTCTTCATCAAATGGAACAATGTTAGCTACTCGGTATTCATTACCGACAGTAATCTCTTTAACTTTTTCTTCTACCTTATCTTTTTCAACGGTATAAGCTAGATCAATATAATTCATGTTAATCGTCCTCCTCTTCCCTAGCTCCTGCTAGTTCTGTTTCTAAGTCAGCTATTCTATCATCGTATTCAGCCCGAATATCGTCAACATAGTTATCCCATTCATCATCTTTTTGGTCTAATTCGTCATCAAGATTAGTGATTTGTGTAGTAGCTTCTCCAAGAAGCTCAATTAAGCTAAAAGCTAAATCTTTAAATCTATCTTCTACATTATCATAATACTTTGGGTCTATATCTCGAAGAGTAGCCTTAACATAGTCAAGCCAACGGGTATGGCTATTAACAAGTCTAGCGTCTATATCAATGTTTTCTCCTGCATGATCAATAAGCTCTTTAGTAGTAATTGCCATATTATTGAACTTCTCCCATTTCAACTAAAATTGGACTATTTAAGACAAAATAAAAAGCCCTATGTATACCTTAAGTATAACATAAGACTAATTGATGTCAATTATTTAATTTTAATACCAACCATGTGATTGCCAGAATGATTGAGCATTAGCCCATGACCCATAGCGATTAGTAACGTATTGTTGAGCTACTCGTTCTTGATTAGCTTCTGAATAGTCACCATTTAAATAGGAAGCATCTAGTTGGTAGCGTCCTACATAACGCCCATTGGTAGCCCCGTAACTACCACCAGATTCACGACTAGCAATCCATTCTTTAGCTGATTGTTCTGAACCAGAAACAGCAGATGTAGCTGGTTGACTTTGAACTGGAGTAGTTGATTGTTGTACGGGTGCTTGTGACTGCGCTGGTTGGGTTTGTGCAGGTTGAGTCTGAGTATTAACAGTAGCTTGACTAGCTGGTTGTGATTGGTTAGTAGCTACTGGAGTTTGTACAGTATTAGTAGTTGGTTGTTGTGCTTCTGGAGTAAGCACTAAAATATCACCAACGAAGATCTTGTTAGCATCGCTAAGGTTACTAGCAGATGCAATTGTTGATACGTCAGTACCGTACTTATTAGCAATGCCAGAAACAGTATCTCCAGCTTCTACACGTACATGAGTATCATCAATCTTAGTGTCAGCATTAGCTGTAGTAGCACCAAGTAAAGCACCTGCCATCACAGCACCAGCTAAAGCGAATTTAACATTTTTGTTCGTAGATAATAAAATAAACCATCTATCCTTTCGTTTACATATGAATTCTTTGTTGTTTGTTCATACAATATTCATATTTGATTACACCCTTACTATAGCACGCACCTATTACAGAACAACTACAGCAATGTTACAACAATATTACAAAGTTAAGACAAAATAAAAAGACCTGTCAATTAGACAAGTCCTAATACTTAATTATTATCTTTTTTACTAAGTAAATGTTTGAGGAATTCGATACTATCGTCTTCATCTAAGGAAATAACTTCCATATGGTCATCGTCCTCATCAGTTAATTCACTTTCCGTACTATCGTCATCGGTAAGTGTGATGCTGATAATATCATTGGCTAATTCTTGTGGGAAATCAGTAGTTGTACAAAGAGCGTCAACCGCTACACCAATTGAGAAGATAATGTCTTCAATATCAGCTCCATCCCAAGTATCACCCATCTTTTCAATTAGGTCTTGTGCCATATCAATAGCATGTTCACAGTCTGCTTGTTGTTCCTTATTAAGTTCAGTCATTATTATAACTTCCTTTCCTTTAATATGCCTTAATTCTAACTTTAATAATTTTAGAAGTCAATCAATTATTACTTTTAATTCCTTTCTTTTCTTGGTATTCGTCCATAGCTTGATTAACAAGACTATCAACAAAATTATTTCCTTTATTATCTTGATGGCTTTCTACTTTATATAAGAAGACGTTACTAAACTTCTTCAAATGCTTTAACATACTCAGCCAAAGATCAGCATTCTTAATTTTTTCGCCGTTAGGTTTCTTCAAATCATTCTTCGCCCAAGTGTATAACCAGCTATCGTTAGTCAGAGCTTTAATTACATACTGAGAATCAGTAACAATAATAATTGGTTTATCGTGTAAGTAATGAGCATCTCTTAAAGCTTGCAAAACTGCTTTTAACTCCATTCGCTGGTTAGTAGTGTTTTGAACTGCTTTATTAAAATTGATAGCGGGACGGTCTGGAATTTGAATCGAATAAGCATAAGCACCAATCTTAGTCTTATTTCTTTTACCACCATCAGTGTAAATTTTAATAGCTTTCTTGGGCAAAAAATCAAGCTGTGATAAAGGAGTAAATCCATAGTCAATATGTTTCTTACCTTTTTGGATAATGATAGGATTACCAGATTTACGTTCAACCTTATTTCTAGTAAATTTCTTTCTTAATCTTGCACTAATATGAGGTCTAATTGTTTTAAGAATTTTCATTAATTCTTGATACACCCTAGGACTAGGATCAACTTCTTTAATAAGAAATCCTTTCTTAAATTGAGAAAGCAATTCCCCAACCTTAATTAACATCTTTCTTTCTTTAAGAGTTAATCTAATATCATCTGGGTTAACCTTACCAGTAATCAATTCTCTTAATTTAGAGTCTTGGATTTCAATACAAGTAACCTGTCTTTTCTTCATCGTTTGAAGAGCAATAATCAAGGCTCTCATATTAAGGATAAACTGATTAAGATTTTTAACAGCTTTATAACCTCGATCAGTCTTACTTTTTCCCATAATAAGATAGCCATAGGACATTAATTGAATCGGACCTAAATCAAGATTTTGATTGTGATAGCTTGTGACTACAATTTTATAACTGAAATCACCTTGCTTTAACAACTTAAGATTATTAAGTGATTTAACTGTATTAGATTTTGTTCTCATTTTATTCATACCTTCTTAGTTTTATTCATATGTATTAGCTAACTTGTATTAAGTAACGCTATGTGTAAATTCTAACTTCATCTTGCTTAGAAGTAAATCCTTATTTCAAACTTTCTTACTACCCTATCTTTTTTCTTCTCTTCTTTATCCTTACTCTATATCTAGTCTTTATCTCTAGCTTATGTCTTACTTATTATTACTATATCTTATTACCTTATACCTTACTTACTTCTTAAGTTTAAATACTAGATAATAAGATAAGATTAATAAGGACTAGCTTTAACTTAGATTATCTAACCCTAGCTTATTACACTTAAAAGAAACAACAAAACAAAACAGCACCCCCTAATACGCAGTCAATTCTCTAGTAATAAATCTACTCTAGTTATTGATATTACAGTATTAGAGAGGTATGTCATATGATTTGTTAAGTTTTAATTCTAATATAATTAGATCAAGTAAGCTATCACTAATTAGCGAGAATAAAGACAGAGTAATAATTACTCCGCAAGACATCAGTACTTATTTACGTTTTACGGCTTATTCGTACTGTTCCATTTTTAACCTCAGCGCACCCTTGGTCCTACTTATCACATCCTAGTTTTAGCATCCGGGAATCAGAGCTTTTTATTGTTTACCCTCAGGGACCTCCCTGAGCAAAGTTGATAAGTTAGGATTGGAACCCCAATACGCGGTCCAAGCAACAATTAGCAGAACTAATTATTGCCACCCTGTTACGTTTTGTCTTTCCCACAAAGGGAGGGAAATAATGACAGGCACGTACAAGAGCCTTTAACGTTACCTATTGGTAGCGAGTCTACTGAGTCATACCACGACTATTGGGAGACTAAACCCTACCGACTACCAAGGCTTAGGCAGTTATATACATACCAAGGTCGCTGTCGGTTTACACTATTCAATTAGGTAACGTTAATTACCCGAATACTAGTATATCACACTTTCTCCCATTAAAACCATTTTATAGTGAAAAAAAAAATAAAATTTTCTTGCTATAGAATTAGCACTTAGGATTGGGTTAGGGAGTATAATTAAACTATTAAATCTGAACAACGAAAAGAGAATATTGAATGTACCATGCAATTATCTTTCATACACCTAATTGTATGAAGTGTAAGTTAACAGAAAAGCAATTGTCCCAGTTGATGTCAACAAAGATGGTTTTGATTGATCGTTTGGCTGAGACTCGAATGGATATTATCAACTACATGGAAAGTCACGGAATGGTTTCGTCACCTTTGGTTAGGATCTACTTAGGAGATAAGTTAGTGGACGAATGGAATGACTTTCAAGTATCAAAAATTAAACAGTGGAAAGGTAGAGTTGGTTAATCAAAACTTATTATGTAAAACTGTATTACTTGTTCAAATACATCGGCTATTCTAATTATGAAATGGTCAACATGATTGAGAATTTAATTAGCAATCCCTATTCAGATGTTTATAAGCTACGAGATCATATGGACGAATTCAGTTTGGTTAAATTCAGACAACTTTCTGATGGTCCAGTTGCTTATACCGTCTGTAAAGCTCCAGAATGCGCTGTGAGCCGTTTTAAGGAAATTCTAGTACCATTAGCCGAAACAGGGGTAAAACACAACGTAGATACCTCTCTGTTGAAATTACAGCTTGATACGAATGTTCATGTAGCTGAGGATCGAATGATGTTGCTTTTGAAATAAGGTGCTAATATGGAATTTGAAATTATTTCTCCCCACCCCTTGGTTGATAATCTAAAGGGTGAGTTGTTAAGAATGGAGAAACAGGTAAAGGAAATTATTAAAGATCCTAACTTTGATGGTCTGTATTTTACGGACGGCTACCAAGGTGAAATCTTAGTTAATGCAATGCACAAAAAAGTAATTGGTAAGAAATTAACAGGTTATTTTCCTATGAAATCAGACCTATCCAATATGGATCAAGTTATCAATAACGTTGTTAGTGCTTGGAAACAGCAAGCTACTGAACGTGGTATTAGGGATTTCAACAATTTCCTAAAATCAATGTATGTAGAAGGTGTAAAATAATCGAAAAGACACTTGATCCTTTTTGGTTTTGAAGATATTATCTATCTATAAAATCAAAGGAGGAAAGGCTGATCGGAGTTAGAAAAACTACAAAACAGTTTAAGCAGGAAGTTTTTGACTTAGTGGGTAATGAGTATACTGTATTAGGTGATTATAAGACTAGCAAGACTAAGATATTAATGAGGCATAATAGTTGTGGTAATGATTATATGGTAACACCTAATATATTTTTAACGGGTCATAGATGCCCTCATTGTTTCGGGTCTCATAAAAAGACCACAAGACAATTTAAGCAAGAGGTTTTTGACTTAGTGGGTAATGAATATACAGTATTGGGTGAATATAAGAATACTAATACTAGGATAAAAGTGCGCCATAATAAATGTGGTAATGTTTATTATGTAATACCCACTAATTTCTTATATGGAGGTACTAGATGTTTTAATTGTTCTTATAATCATAGAACAGGTTTGACTTTAGACGATTTCAAAAATGATGTTTATAACCTTGTTGGGGACGAGTATACGGTTGTTGGAAATACTTATAAGAACAATAAGACACCGATAGCTATTCGTCATAATAAGTGTGGTCATATTAATTTAGTTAGACCTAATGATTTTAAGACAGGTCAAAGTAGATGTCCTTTTTGCCATGAGAGCAAAGGTGAAGTTGCTGTAGAAAAGTCCTTAAAGAGTCATTTGGTTAATTTTGTTAAACAGAAAAAATTTGATAACTGTATTAACCCTAAAACAGGGAGAAAGCTTCCTTTTGATTTCTATTTACCTGATTATAAAGTATGTATAGAGTTTGATGGTAAACAACACTATTCTCCAGTTGATTTATTTGGAGGACAAGAGGGATTTAAAAAAAGACAATATCTTGATAATATAAAAAATAGATATTGTTATGATCATAATATTAGATTAATAAGAATATCTTATAAGAATTATGATGATGTTGAGAATATTATTAAGACTCTACAGTTGTATGTATATTATTTAATGGATTTGAGGAAAAATAATTGGATACTAGATTAAATTTGTCTCACGGTTGTGTTGAGATTTTTGGTGGGATTGGTATTTCAAATCTAGGCTATTTAGATCATGCAGAGCCCGGAATTATCGGCAAGGTAGACGCACGTAAGAATAGCTGTAATGTATTCTTAGACGACATCCTAGCTGGAATTGTTGCTTCTGCCGAAGCCTATGTTGCTAATAAACATCCTATGGGCGTGTATCAAGAATTTGAGGAGGAAAAGTAGTATGACTGGAATGAAAGCACAAGTTAAGCACCAATTGCGTTCTAAGGGTATTAGAACGATTACAACTGATACGGGTAAGGTTCTTAAGCTTCAACAAGCTAAGACCTCTGAATTGATTAAAGTAGCAAGTAAATTAGCTTAGGGGGAAAAGTAATGGAAAGTTTAGTTGGTTCATATTTTGCTGAATATCAGGGCAAAAAAGTTGTATTGCCTACTAAAGCTCTTGTTAAGGCAATGGCGTTTAATTTTTATCTTAAGGCAATGCTTACTAACCGATATGTAGAACCTAATTTTGAACGATTTATTTATAAGAATACTAAGACTGGTTATGTGCGGTTAACTTATTCTAAAGGTTCAGCAGTAAAGAGTGGTGCGTCACTTAAGGATTTTATGAAGTACGAAATGAACGGTAATTCCGATTGTATTACTGCTGATGTTATTGACTTACTCCAGAGGACTTTCCAAAAGTGGTTCCTAGAAGAACTTAAGTCTCTTGTTGACCAAGAAGAAGGGGTTACCTTAGTTGCAGAAGAATCTGTGGTTCAAAGTCCTTACGACAATAGCGATGACGAAAACTATACAATTCAATTAACCTTGGACGTAGATTTACCTAACTTGGAAGTAGAAAAGGAACCAGAAGGAGAAGAACAAGATGGTGAAGAGACGGTTGAATAGCAATCGTCAGCGTGTTTATCAAGTTCTCTATGATATTGGAGTTAAGTATCCCGGTATGTTAGTAATTAACTGCCGGGATATTTCTGATAAGCAGTTGGAACGGTTGGAAAAGCAGAATAAGATCTATCGTAATGACAGACGAACTGAGCTTGATTTTGGCTTTACTGAGCATACTTATCGGTTTGCTGGGATTACAGATCAGTACTTAATGATTGACGACTTAGTTAGTCAAATGATTGTGATGTCATTAGAGACAGTGCAAAAAGGGATTAATGTTAAAGACTATCAAGCTCATCCTGACTTACTTAAAGCAGTTGACCAAACTAAGTGTTATCTGCCAGAAGGCTTTATTCCTACTACAGAAATCAATAAAATGTTTGCTACTGGTGGTAAGATATGTTACTATAATAAAGAACTTACGAATATTGGTCGTTTAGGCAATATTCTTCGGGCGGGGGACTTCACATTAACCTCCGACTCGAGTGAGTTAGAACTTTAGATATTTGAATAGCTATAGAGCAAGCCTCTAGGTCCCGCTTTGGGGACTAATATGATTTTAAGGGATTTTAGTTCGTGAGACCGTAAGAAGAAGGGATTTAGAATTATCGAATTGAACCTGAGGTGATACGGAGGGCTATGGTAACATGGTTGTCTGTATAGGGAGAACATTTCAATGTAGGTGGGTCTGATCCCATTCCCGTTCTTAGCTAGGAGAATATGAATGTGTACGAGTGATAATTCACAGCAACTCCAGTGTGCGACAGCGAATGCCCATTAGGGGCGGTTGAGCGCAACCGTTAAAAAGGTCTTGGATGTTTGTTAGATAATATTTGTTCCATAGCGTTGGAGACTGTGGTGGTCGTTTCGATTGTCTACCTTGTGTGGGCTTGGAAAGTGGGATTTTGGCGAACTCACCAACTTCTATCACTTCGGCTTTAATAATCACAAGGCAAGGGTTGAGGGATGTTATGGACGGTATAAAAAGCTGATAGATACAATTATTTACGCAATGGTTCATGTAAATATGAGAAAAGCGAGACTCCCACACGGGTAGAAGGGTAGCAACGGGTTCAGCGCCAACAACCACTAGATTGGTCATATAAAACTGTTAGCGAACCGTCATGAATTACATTGTGGGTTTTAGTCAAGACTGAATTTGATGTTGTTAGTAACTTTAAGTTTAATTTGTTTTGTCATTTTGTTTTAATAGGTTGTACAGCTTTCCTTAAAAGCTATGTTCAGATTTAACTAATTAACAAGAATTATTTTAATTGGTAGAATGATAGGATAATCCTATTGGTGCCAGTTCAATTCTGGCATTCTTGCATATAGCTCATATACCATTTATAAAATTGCCTAAGTGTATGTTCAATATGGGCTAGAAAAGAAACAATCGGCAGGTCGGCAAGGGAATGTTTAACTTGTGGCAGATGTGCAGTTAGTATTTATAAAGTAGTACTGAAAGTTCAAACCTTAATGTTAAACAGGCTTTCATATTATTCTAAGTGAGTGTAGGTTCGAGTCCTACTGGCGCTAGGGTGTACTAAGCTAAGAATTACTGCGGGGATATTAATACCAAATCTGATTATAACGTTGGTCTTTTCTTGATTGGTTTCTAGCTATAGTCAACTTGCATGGCGACTTTTAGTAACGCTTTTCAACAGGCAAGTAAAAACTTCTGTAATGAAAATAAGTGTTAATTGGGTAATACTTCAGTGGTAGAATGATTGGGGTAGCTATGTTAAATAATTAATCCCAAGACGGGAGGTTCGATTCCTTTCTTACCCACTAGCTTGATAAGGTAGCTCCTTGTTAAGCTAAATCAGTAACTAGTTGCTGATATTAATGGCGTAGAGTAGGCAGTTGATGACTGTAGGCTCATGCGAACAGTACAGTAAACACGCCGGAAACATGAATTAGTTGAGGCTAAGTGTGGGATCGGCGAAAAGGTAGCCCAGTTAATCGAGGGTAAAAGTGTGCGACTTTGCATAGTGTCTGGCACGAATACCTCATCCAGACGTTAGAAAGACAGTAAGAATAAGCTTGGCAACTTATTACCTAGTGAGCAATTCGGAAATGCTAAGTACGATGTAAAATCTAGGGGAAGTTAAGGTCTCGAACGATGGTCTCCCTTAACTATTGAGATTGAGAGTTCGAGTCTCTCTAGGACCGTACCCCGTGTTCATTAGGGCGCTTTATTTTCATCTTCGGACTCCTTCTAGTTGCAGGTCTAGTAGGTAAAAGATATACACAATAGGAAGTCAACCTGTATGAGTGTTATATCTGTAAGTAAGGTATTAGGGTGCAAGTCCCTACGGGGTGGTAGGAGTGTATCCTCCTTCCTACCATTATGGTATATGTAAACAAGAACCGTGTTTAGGCTTTTATTACGTTAATTAAAGGCCTATTTTCTTTTCAGTTCTTTAAGTAAGAACGAGATAGGGGTTAGTTAACTGTTACTCACCTTATCTAAAATAATAACGAGTATAAATGCAATTGCTGGAATATACTGTGAATGTTCTAAGCAGTATAAGGGTAGTAGTTCAATGGCAGATCATGCAAGGACGGGGGTTCGATTCCTTCCTACCCTATTTCTTTATTATGTATTTAGTTTTCCTCTAATTATGGTATAATTAATACATATCATAATTAGAGGAGTTTTTATTTCATGGCAAAAACAGTTTACTTTTGTGCAGGATGGTTTAGTGACAAGCAACAAGAAGCTTATGACAAGAGTATGGAAGCTATTAAGGCTAATCCAACAGTAGACGTTACTAACTCTTATATTCCGCTACAGCACCAATATAAGGGATTACGAGTAGATGAACATCCCAGAACTACTAAAAGATAAAGAATGGGCTAATGCAACCTATAAGGGCGATTGTGTTGGCGTTGCTACATCTGATGTTTGCTTGGTTACTTATATTCCAGAAGAAGAAGATGTCGGAGTTGGCGTAGAACTGGGTATGGCGGAAGCCTTGGGTAAATACATTGTGATTGTTATTCCAGACGAAGACTGGGGTAAGCCTATTAATCTAATGACTTATGGGATTGCTCATAACTTTATCAAACAATCAGAATTAGCTAAGTTTGACTTTAATAAGCCAACCTTTAACTATTATGAGGGGGATGTCTATTAATCAAAATCTTTGCAGTAATTCTAGTGTTAGTTTGGCTATTTAGCTTCGGAATATATGATTTAAAGTCTATTTTAAAAAGAATTGCTTACCCATTTAAACAGCTTGATAAGGAAGATCATGACAATTTTGGTATCTTAGACGATACCTACAATCTATCGACTTTCAAGGGTCGAGTATACTTTATTATTAACTAGCTGGGTGCTTGAGATTGTAACATTCTTTCTTTTGTTGGGGTTAGCTCATGTAGCAGGGATTGGATCTGAATTAAAAGGTACTTTGTTATTATTCTTAACAGTTGGATGCCTTTCAGACTTAAACTCTAGCTACTATAAGGTTAATTACTACTTAAATGGTACTAAGGATTATGTAGGTTGTTATTTAGGAATTATAATCGGCTTATTCTTATGCTACTTATATGGGATACTGATTTATCAAGTAGTTACATTAACAATATTAAATTAAATATTAGCTATGGAGGCCTACTAATTAGGTCTCTTTTTTGGTATAATTAATAAGATGTTTAGTTCCACTAAGCGGACAAGGCTTACTATGGTAAGACCTAATAAAGATTAAGGAGTGGATGGTTAGTGGATAATGCAGTAAGCACAGATAGTAAGATTGCATGGTATTCGGTATTTAAGCCTAGTTGGTATGTTGATCAGATGAAAGGGTGGTCAACTCGTTCTTATTTCTTATTAATTCTCGGGCTTGGCTTAATTGTTGGGATGACGATCGGTGGGGGACAGTTTAACGCTGTTACTATTGCTACTCTTTTTGCTGGGGTATTAGGGTTTACTTGTACTCTTTCAATTACTAATGCTAAGCCACTTAATGGGGTTTTGGGTTTAGTTTCAGCACTTATTTATATTTTTGTTGCTATTCAAGCCAAGAATTTTAATGACGTATTACTTCAAACTGTTTATATTATTACTTTAGATCTACCCGTCTTATTAATGCCTAGTTGGGCTAAAGACGTAGATAAGAAAGTGCGATTCTTGCATGAAAAGGGTAAAGGGTTGCGTAACTGGGTGCTTACGATCCTTTTCTTTGTAGTAGTACTAGCTGTTCTTTATTACTCTGATACTCATTGGTTTATTAGTCCCCGTCCTTGGATCGACTCAATTGCGGCAACTATTGGTATTACAGGCTCCTTACTTACCACACTAAGATTTAGTGAATCTTACTACTGCTGGACCATTCAAGGGGTGATGTCAGTTATCCTTTGGGGTGTAACAGCATTCCAAGGTGATGCTAACTGGGTATTATTTGTAACTTATCTATTGTATCTTTCAAATGATATGATCGCTTTCTTTGATAAAGATATTAGTTGGTTCCACCATAATAAGTAGTAAATAAGGATAAGTGTAAAAACTTATCCTTTTTCTCTTGACTAAAAGTAATCGTTGTGATAACATTAATATTGTTGAAGGAAGGTGTTAATTATTAAAAAGATAGATCTGAAAAAAATTAAAACTGCAAGAACTAAACAACACCTTACATTGCAAGACTTAGCGGATAGCTTAAATCTAAGCCATCGAAGTGTCTATGCTTTAAAGGAGCAAGGGAAACGTTCTTTTAAGGTGACGAGTTGCCTACTTTATGTAGGGTGTTGCACTTAACGCTAGAAGAAATTTACACTAAAGAATAGGATAGGAAGTTTATGTTTGAATTTAATTATCATGATATATACGTATATGTAGTTAACTATAATGGTAAGTACTGGGTAGACTGGAAACTATTAGCTTCTCCAGTATTTGACGAGGTTAACTATCAAAAATCAATGAGTAATAATTTTGCGTTGGATTGTCGATTAGTCTTAAAGACATCTATTCATAAAGACGATTTACCAAGTCTATATAAAATCTATTTAGGTAAGTCATGTTACTTAGTAGAATTAAATGCTCTAACTGAATATTGTATTAATTCTGGTCCAATGGAATTCATTGACTTTATCTTTGATGTGGTTATTCCGAAAATTAACAAGACGGATCATGTACATATTGATTGCAAGACAGATAAACTTGTTAAACGAAGTCCTAAAAAAGAACATCCAGAAAAAGTTAATGTTGATCTAACTAAAGTTTTAGCAAGTATTGAAGAATTAAAAGAACATCAACAAATTATTGAAGAGAAGCTAGATAAGTCTTTGGCTAATACTCCTCATCTATCTGCTAATGATCAAGAGTTAATTCGACTTTATCAAGAAAACCAAGCTTTATCGTCTATTAATAATTATGCTCCTGTCTCTACTCAACCTACAAAGCGAGTCACGGTTGACCTCAGTAAAGAAACAGATAAAAGTCTAAAAGACGATAAATCAATGACTATTGGAGACTTCTTACAGTCTTTTAATGCTATTTATAATCTACCCTATACAGAAAAAGAAGTTATCAAAATTTTAAAGGATAGTAAGCAATTAGGGAGTAGTAATATGAGGCCTACTTACAACCAACCTATTAATAATGCAAAGTATCGTCATTACTTTGTTGATGGTAGTGCGCCTAAGGGTAGAGTACCTAAGCTTTCTCGGACTGGTCAATTATGGTTAGAAAAGAAGTTGTTAAGATTTACCAAGTTTAATAGTATGAAGGAGTTGCCAGACTAATGAAAGCTCTAGTATGTGGAGACGTTCATTTAACTAATTATGGAATGTTTAACGAACCAACGGATGATCCAGCAGTAGGGTCTCGTTTATCTTATATCTTAAAAGCATTAGATGATTTCTTTGCTTATGGTAAGGAAAATAATATTAATACATATATCATTAATGGGGATTTGTTTGATTCACGACAAAGTGATAATCCGACTACATTAGCTCATATCCGTAAACACTTTATTACTAGTTTCAGAAACTTAGCTAATCTTAATAAGGTTACGCTATACTTAAACTCTGGTAATCACGATCAGCTTACCCGTAGCGTTACTCCAAACAGCCTAGAGGATTTTGAGCTATATTCTACTGATACTCATAAGATTAAAGTGATTAATGCAGTTACCCCTATTCAAGTAGATAACAATACTGAATTATTTTTTATTCCCTATGACGAGGATATTAAAGGAACTAAAGAAGCGGTTAAGGATTATTTATACAAACATCCTTTTAATGGAGCTGTTAATGTGTTTGCTCATTTAGGCGTAACTGGAGCTACCCAAGGACGTTGGAATCATCGTTTAGGTGGAGCGTTTAATCTCGATGATCTAGGTTGGAACGCACCTAATGTAAAGTCAATTTCTCTTTCGCATTATCATACTCGTCAGAGCCTTAAAAAAGAGGGTACTAAAGACGCTTATTATATTGGTGACTTAACTGCTCTTAACTTTAATGATATTGGTAGTGATGGTTTAGGTGTACCTCGTGGATTTGACGAGATTGACTTAGATACGGGAGAGCATAAGTTTATTGATTTAACACAAAGTCCCTATAATATTCCTACTTTTAATCAAATTAATTTAGATACAGACGATAATTTTGATTTAGCTACGCAAGTAGACGATCATTCTTATTATAAGATTAGTTGTAAGTCGAAAGATACTTATGAAAAGTTAGCTAAAGAATTAGAAAATAATTCTATTGCTTCTCGTGTACAATTAATCCTTTTGCCTCAAGAGCAACGTGTTACAATTGACGTAGACGCTAATGCTACTGATACTGAATTAGTATCTAAATATTGTGATTTGAATTATCCCGAAGTTAAAGATAAAGCATTAGACTACTTAAGAAAGGCAAAAGAAGCAGAGTGATAACATTAGAATTAGGAAACATTTTCATTAAGTTAGTTTTTGAAAATGTGAATGATAAAACAATTGAATGGGTTTGGGGTCAGATACATACTACCTTTGATCCGTTAGATCCCGATAGATTTAGGAAACGCCCCTTTAACCTTAGAAAAAGTGACGGATCACGGGTGTGGGATGGAAGAGTAAAACTATGTGAAGAAAAAGATCATTTAGTACCATTGGGATTTTATGATAGATTAATGGTGCTTATGAGAAGTATTGAACAATCTTCTGGAATTGTAGTTAAGGTAATAGATAAACGTGGTTCTGCTTTACACTTTGAACTTCCTCGGGAAGTGAATTTAGACGGTCATGGAAAAGAAAAAGATTTAACTTTACGTGATTATCAATACGAAGCAGTACAGCAAGTTAATACTGAGCAATCTGGAATTATTCTAAACGCTGTGAACGCAGGTAAGACCGCATCTGCCGTCACTCTGTTTAAATACTTATTACCTAAGGTCAATGAGGGACAGCATTTACTTTTTATTGCTCCTAATAAGAGTATTATGAACCAGATCTATCTTAAATATCAGCACTATTTATCAGAAGATATTGTTGGTATCTGGGGTGACGGTAAAAAAGATATTAACCACCCCATTATCTGTGCTACTATTCAGACTTTAGCTTCTGCAATTAAAGAGCCAAAGACTAAGCCTACCAGAAAAAAAGATAAGTTATTAGGTCGTTTTGCTGAACGTTATGCACCTGCTATCTTAGAATCTGGTGATCCTCGATCTAATCTTGAGTTGTTAGCTAGGAATTTTCATCCTAATTATAAGTATGAACAAGATGATATTGAAGAACTACGTAATCTTTATATGAATTTACAAACATCTGATGATGTAAAAGATTACTTTGAGGGTGTACAAAAGCATTATAAGAAATTACTTTATTCCTTAAATGAAGATGCTTACGAAAAGTATTATGATGCTATTGACCTCTTGAATAATACTAGAGCAGTAGTTTGTGATGAAGCTCATCGTGCTGGTGCAGAGTCTTACTGGAAGGTATTTCATTACTTAACTAATGCAAGAGTTAAAGTAGGCCTAACGGGTACTTTAGATAAGACTAAGAAAATTAGTATGGCTCACATTCGTGGATTGTTTGGAAAAGACTTAGTAAAAGTCACTAATAAACAGATGATTGAACGGGGCGTGTCTGCTAGACCTCATATTCGTTTAGTACCTATTGATGAGCCTACAGACCTCGAACCCCGTATTCAAGCTACGATGATGGCTAAGGGATATTCTCAGCTACCTACTGCTGATTTGTTGTCCTATCAGATTGCATATGATTTAGGAGTAGTCCATAATGAATACCGTAATCGTGTTGTCGCTGAATTAGCTTATAAAGCTTCCTCTAAGCTGGATAAGCAAGCAGTATTAATTATGGTTACGTCTATTGAGCATGGAGAATTGATCGGAGAACAGCTTGATAAATTAGGTGCAGAGTACCAATTCTTGCAGGGTAAAGATGATAGTGCTACTCGAGAAAAGGCAATTGATGATATTGTTAGTGGTAAGCTTAAAATTGTAATTGCTACTAAAATTTTTGAAGCAGGGATTGATATTCCTAACTTAAAGGTATTAATTCTTTGTGATGCTCTAAAGTCTTATATATCTGTTATCCAAAAGATTGGTCGTGTACTACGGGTGATGCCAGATAAACGAGATGTGTTTATTTTTGATATTGTTGACAGAACCCAAAATTCACTGTTTAAACACGCCCAAGATCGGGTAAGATACTATAAAGATGAAGGTTTTGAAGTTAAATAATATTGAAAGGTTCTAGGTTGGTTAATGGCAGTAAAAAATTATGAGCAATATACAGTTACTGAACACGCTAAGAAAAGGATTTTAACCCGTTTTAATATCACTAATAAAGAATTTGACGAGTGGTTAGCCCGTTTGTTATCTCAGTGTACTTATTTAGAGACACAAGACAATAAGCGAATGCGTTATCGTTTAAATGATATTATTGTGGTAATTGATCCAAAACAGCATACAGTAGTGACTGTTTATTCACAGAACGAAAATGAGATCGATATTTCATCTGCGCCAACGAACCCAGAAATACAAACTGTAATTAAAGAAGCACTAAACGATTATATGAATAAGAAAAAGGTATCATTAGCTGTTAAGCTTCAAGAGTCAATACAGCAGGCTTATGACGCTAACCAACGAATGATTAACCCCTATTCTAATTATCGTTATACAAATAAATCTTGGGATGAGTTTTGTAAGGCTTATGAAACTATTACTTCTATTGTTGAGAGTGGTAAGTCCTTATTGAAAGAAGCGGAGTCCAAGATCAAGGAAGGATAAAGCTATATGAAAAGAATGTTAGTAGTATTGGATCATTATGACGCTGATATGTTTAAAGTGGTTAATAAGAAAGCCGAAGGAAACTTTTTACATAGTGTCGTAGGTTCAATTCTTTCTAATAAAGTTATTGGTCACCCAAAAACAGGTTTAGATACGAAAGATACAACAGTAGACTTGAAGTTTCTTTATACTGATAAAGTACCCCCTCGTAATAAGTATACTAATGCAGTTGTTAAGCCATCTGCTAGTATCTTGCATAAGAAACGTGATGAGATGGTGCAGTATATCTTAGATACTAAACCCGATATTGTTGTTTCTTATGGAAGTTGGTTTAAGAATGAATTAACTTCTTTATATAAACTTCCTAAAGATATGTTTGAATTAATTCCGTTTAAGCTACCCCAGAGTGACTTTACTACTTACCTAGTATTTAACCCGTCACTTAAACAACAATTCTTCTTGGGTAGTTATGAACGAGATAAGATGATTATTAGTAATCGAATGGTTAATCGGTTTTTAAAAGGTGGAATTGAGAACACTAAACCTCAGTTTGGTAAGTATCGTTTAGTTACTAATTATCACGAGGTAGAACGTATTTTCAATGAAGTTTTACCTAAGTACCCAATCATTGCACTGGACTTTGAAACTAATACTCTTGAAACTTATCGTAAAGGTGCTAAAGCTATTATGGTAAGTATGAGTTGGGAAGAACATCAAGGTGTTTCGATTCCGCTTAATCATCGTCTTAGTCCTAATTTGTGGACTAAAGAACAGTTCGATAATATCATTAATATGATTAAAGAATTAATGATGAAAGAGCAACGTAAAGTATTACATAATTGTATCTATGATATTCATATGATGATGGATATTTACGGGTTAGAGTATGCTACTAATTGTGTTGATACTATGCTTATGTATTATGAAACAGTGGATGAGAACCAAGGCGCTCAACGTGGGTTAAAGCACTTAGCTTATAAGTATACTGATATGGGCGGTTATGAAGACGAACGTGACCAAGCTATTGAACAATACTTAAAGAATGATTATGACCGTTGGTATTCTACTGAAATGGAAAAGTATGAAAAAGGCGAACGTAGTCGTAAGCCAAGTAAGACACAGTATACAGCTCCTACTAACCAAGTAGACGGTGGTAAGGTAGATTTCGAGTGGTTGCCTATGGAAACTATTTATAAGTACGCTTCTGCTGATACTGATGTTACCCTCCAACTTTATCACATTTTTGATAAAAAGGTTAAGTCTCGTCCTAAGTGGGTTAAGTTCTGCTATGAATTCTTCCCACAACTATGCGATACTTTAGCTTATATGCAACATACTGGTTTTCAAATGGATATGGATAAAATGGAGAAATACAGAGAACACTTCACTACTGATATTGAAGAAGTTACTAAAAAGATGTATGAGGTTTCTCCCGAAATCCAAGAATACGAAAATCATAACCTAGCTCTTTTACAAGAACGGGAACAGATTAAAGCTATCAAGCCTGCTGATCGGACACCAGAGCAGAAAGAGAAATTTAAGGAATATGGTAAGCTACGTGGTGAAGATACTAATGGTATTCCTAAATACAAGTTTAACCCTGGATCTAGTGAAAAGATTGGCTATGTTTTATACCATATGTTAGGTTATAAGCTACCTGCTGATAAAGAGTACTTAAAGCCAAAAGCTGTTCAGTCTCGTAAGTTAAGCCACCCAGAAAAACTTACATGGAAAGATTATAAGACTGATCGTAATTCTGCTTTGCCTTATATTAAAAAGACTTATCATGCTCCTTTAGTAGATTTATTACTAACATATTCTAATGATAAGAAAATGATTAGTTCTACTATTGAGGGGTATAGTAAGCTGGCTGATGCTACAGGAAAGTCACATCCTACTTTTCACCCATCTGGAACCTCAACTTCTAGGCTCTCTAGTAGTAATTTTAATGCCCAGAATATTAAAAAGCCTACAAGTGACGTTTATGATCCTAATTATAATTATTCCGCTAAAGGATTATTTAAGTCACGGTTTAAAGGTGGATATATCTTTAATATTGATTATAAGTCACTAGAAATCTTTATATCATCTTTGGTTTCTAAAGATATTGGTATGATGCAGGCTTTAATGGATGGTGCAGATATACATAAACGTAATGCTAGTTTAGCTTTTAACATCCCTGTTGATGAGGTAGATTCCGAACATAGATACCTTGCTAAAGCCGTAGACAAACTTGCGGCCATATTATAGTAATATAATTTGAAAAACATCCCCTAAACAGGCAAAGTCTAAATAAGATAAAAATAATAACCTTTTTAAAAAGGACGAATAGACTGATAAGAGAGCCTAAATCCTTATTTAAGGACAGTGGTAATCCTGTGCCAATTGATCTATAATACATTTATAGCTTTTTGGAGAAAGGAGTTATTTAATGTATTATGATATTTTAATCAATAACAAAAGAAATAAATATGTATAACTTATTACTAAAAAGTTATTACATCTAAGATCTTATATTATTAGAAAATGCGATGACCCAACGTATTATAAATATGCTAACTATGGAGGTCGAGGAGTAACATATGACCAAACATGGAAAGATAAGGATAAATTTTTACAAGATATTTGTTCTGTAGAAGGATTTAATTTTATGTCTTACATTAAGGGTGAATTGTCCTTAGACAAAGATTTAAAAGATTATAAGGCGAAAATTTATTCTAAAGAAACTTGTACGTGGGTAACTAATGCTGAAAATGAAGTACTTAAGCCTAGTAGAATGAAAACTTATTATGGCTTCAATTTAGCAAAAGGTATTACTTATATCTTTAATCAAAAAGCTGATTTTGCTAAGAGAATGAATATATCAGAAAAGGTAGTAATAATACAAACTAGAAGACGTAATTCATTAAATAGTAATATAAGTCATATAGGTTGGGTTTTTTGGTCTGAAGATGATGATAATTTACCTAACGTTAATTTATATTGGTATAGTAATGCTAAAGGTAATATTAGTATAAGTAGTACTTTACAGCTTCAAGTAGAACAGTATGCACATCTATCCGGTAGTACTTTTTATAAATTAGTGCGTTCTAATAAACGCTCTAAGATAATTAAAGACCAAACACAAATTTTGCTAGTGGATGGTAAAAAATACACATTTCCTACTATAGGAAATATAGCAAAGTTCTTTGGGATTAGCAGAAGTAATCTTGCAAATAAAATTAATAAGAGTACTGATTTTAAAATAAGTGGAAGATCTTTTCATATTATTAAAACTACTGAGGTGGTAGGAAAGATAGGCTACCATCCTATCGACTTGTTTGCCAATGTTATTGATTTAAGAAAATAGGCGCAACGACTATATAGGGAATATCCTAATAGGATAAAGATATAGTCTTAACTATAACGAAAGTTATTAGACAAAAATGAAGTTTTGGCTTATTGTATGGCGAGTCTCCACAAGGGCTTTCAGAGTCTCGTGGGTTAACTTTAGAAGAAGCTCAACAAGTTTATGATAAAGTGTTAAGTGCTATGCCACAAATGCAAAAGGCAATTGAAGTTACCGAAGATTTTGTAGAACAACGGGGGTATGTAGAAACGATTGCAGGACACGTAAGACGATTGCCCGAAGCTACTCAAAATTTAGACTATGGTAAAAAATCTCGTGCTATACGTCAGTCCTTTAACGCAGTGATTCAGGGAAGTGGTTCGTATTGTACTAATACTGCTCTAATTATCATTCGCAATACGTTACGTAAATATGGGTTAAAGTCTCGTATTGCTATTACGGTGCATGACTCGATCGTATTAGACGTACACCCAGATGAAATTAATATTGTCCCAGCAATGGCGAAGAAGATTATGGAACATTTACCTATCCAAAATTTTATTCTTAACATAAATGATTTCCCTACTTTGAAAATTGCTGATAAGTATAAGATTAATGATACTCAATTCCGTTTTCCATTGTTTGGTGAAATTGCTTTTGGCAAGACTTATGGTGATGATCTTGACTTTGACTTTGATGATTACAAAGCTCTGGGGATTGATAGGTATTATCAATTTAGTATGGAATGTAAGTACATTGAGGATAAGGCTAATACTGATTTGAGTAATGAAGAGGATAACGATAAGAAAGCTGAGATTGTTAAACAACGAGATCGGCAATTAGAGGAAATTAGAAATAAATATTTTAAAAAGGTTGACAATAACCAGTAATTAGTTTATTATAATAACTGTTGACAGGAAGTGTTAACGAATCTGATTTTAACAAGTTGTACCTAGCATAAAGGCGTTCCTATTTTATTACAAGTTTAATATGGGATTATCTTACGTCCAGCTAGAAATTACAGCTAATCGCATAAAACAGTTCCTATTTAAATTTGACTCGAAATCAAACTACAGTTTACTGTTAGCGATTAATGAAAGTTCCTTATAGCGGGTACATATAGTGCACAGCCCGTTGTAAGGAACTTTTTTACATATATGGGAAAGGAAGTATAACAATGAAAAACTTTTCATACGATACGTTAAAGTCAATTAATGACGTAACTATTCGCTTATTTAAGGGAGTAGATATGGATATTCAGGGAGATAAGGTTTCTCGTTCTGCTACAGAAGTTCAAACTATGGCTAGTAATGCTTTGAACTACGGAGTTATGTTTGACACTGAAATCCTAAAGTCTGTTTCTGTAATGGTATTAAAAGATATTTTCAATACAGCAGAAAAATATTATGGAATTAGTAATGGTATGGTTAATTCAACCTTTTTCCAAACACTAGATCAAAATATTAATACACCTATTTATATGCGAATGTATATGCAAGCTCTTAATTACTTGCAAACATATGGTGGAGTTAATGTGACTAGTCACGAAACTGTTCAGTTTGGTGCTAACCGTCAATTAGATGATAGTGTTAAATTGGACTTACAACAGAACTTTACGGTGATTTCTACTTTTACAACTGAGGAATTAGAACAGAAGGTTCAATCCTTGCTTTATAGTGGTATGGCTTTGGAGTCTAAAGCTGTTGAGGACTTAATTTATTTAATTAGTAAGTTAAACCTAAAGATTGAAATTAGCAAGGTTAAGAACCGTGAAGCTATGATGAAACTTAGTAAGGAATTAGATCTTTACCCAGCAAACCCAGATATGTTTATGAATTACATTTACAGTCTAGTTACTGGTGATACAATGCTGGTAAAGAATGTATTAGCTTACCTTAAATTTAATGCTAGGCTTGACTCTACTAATGATTTTGTTTATTCATTAATGCACGAATATGACAATAACCCTGCAACACCTTCATTAACATCTTTGGTTAATCGTTACCACAAGATATTCTTAATCTTACGCAAGAATGCCCCTTCAAGAGCAGAAAGACGTTTCTACAATCGTATCATGCGCCAAGGTAAGAACACTAAGAAAAATTACCGTCAAAAAGGTATTTTAGATCAGTTGCCAGAATACATTAAAGGTAAAGTATCCTTTACTGAAAAGCAGATTTTAGACGCTTTGTTCAATGCTAGTACCTATAAATTGGCTCGTATTTATACTTATCTAGTTAACCTAGATAAGAAAGATAAGAATGGATCGCTATATCGAATCCGTAATGGTAAGTCTTATTATGTATCTGGTAAGGAAGACCTCGATGATATTTTTAACTCATTTATCTCCTTTAAGAATGTTGCTAATAATAAAGTGATTAAGGATTTAGTTTCTAAGATTGTAGATGAGCTTTTCCGGCGAGGACAAAATGCTTTTGCTGATAACGATAATAAAACTGTTTACTATATTCCGGGTGGACTATATTATAGTATTCCTACCTCTGGTAAGCAGTTTACTGGTAATATTCCAGACTACACTAGCTTTGATTTTCAATTAACAGGTGACGAACGTTTGGGTGTAGGTATCCACTGGGACAAGCAAGCAGATCTCGACTTACACGCTGTTACCTTAGATGGTGATACCTTTGGTTGGAATACTGATTGGTTGGACGATGATAGTAAGCTTGTCTATTCTGGTGATATGACAAGTTTAGATGATAGTGGAAATGCTAGTGAAATTATGTCCCTTTCTAAGGACTTAGATAAACCAGTCTTACTATCTGTATCTCCATACTATGTTGATGGGGGCTACAAGGACTTTAATTTTGACTTATTTGTAACTCGTTTTAACCAAGGAAAGCTTAGTTCAGATTTAAACTCAACGCCTGAGGTTTATGTTAAAAGTATCTCTAAAGACGCTTTTAATATTAATAAGTTATCCTTTAAGAATCAAAGTACCATGACTCTAGGAGTGATTATTCCTCGGGGGGACGGAAAATTTAGCTTTGTAATTACTAATTTTAATTTCGGTGCAGTACACGTCCCAAACCAAGATCAGAATAAGCAATTATTAAGCTACCTCAATGATTATACTGAAAATGTTCCGCTCTTAAATAATATTCTCGGTGGTAAGTTAGTTGATGATAAAGACTTATTACCACACTACACAGAACAAGGTTACAAGGTAGTGGACTTATCCCCAGCCAACGTAACTATTGATACTTTTACTGATTTAATTGATAAATTAGATAAAAACAAATAGTTAATTAATAAGAGGCTTTCAAGTCTCTTTTTATTTTTAATTTTTTGTACAAAAACAGTTGAATATTTAACTGAAAGTGTTATACTTATAATTGAAATAAGGAAAGGAAGGGATAATATGAGTTTATATGGTAACTATGTTCCAGAAAACATTGAAATGACTTATAATAAATTTCAAGAGTTAGAGGGTAAGCAAAAAGCTTTACAAGAAGAATATGAAGATAAGGCTGAATTTATGATGGGCGATTATAACCTATATGATCCTAATATCAAAACTCTAGTAACTGGTTATTCTTTGGGTGAAGTTATCTTTAGTACTTGGAAACAAGATCTATACGAGGATGTTACTGATATTTTTTATGATTTAGTTACAGATATTGAAAAAGAGATTTATATGAAAAAAGGTAAAAAAGTTGCTAATGACACTGATCTTGTCGGTAACTTTGTAAAATGTTTTAGTAAGTCTTACGATAATGACTTGGCTAAATTTGATGCTGAAGAATTTTGCTTAGGTCTTGATGATTGGGTTGAAGAATTAAAGATTGAACATGATAGTCAATATTTCTATGTTCCAGACCCCCTGCTTCTTCTACAAAATACAGACAATAATGATATAAAAGGACTTGCTGAAATTATTTATGAAGGTGGGGTTAAGAAAGTATGCTAAGCTTACAGACGGTTAAATTAGTTAAGGTATTAAAGGAACGTCCTTTACCAGAAAGGGTTGCTAAAGAAATCAAGAGTTTAAAGCTAAACCCTAATAATTATGTGTTTGTTGACTATGATATTACTTGTCCTATTGGTCATCGCCACTATACTGATCGGATTTGTCTTAAAGACGAATGGGAAGTTCTTAAATCAACTGGTTATGAATTAGAGTATGTAGATTCTGATAAGGTTATCCCTAATGATTAAAAAGAATTTAGAAGTTAAAGGACTGTTATAATGTTTAAAGTATATTTTAATTATGGTTGTATGAAATCTGGTAAAACCGCTGATTTATTAATTACAGCACATAATAATAGAGAGAAAGGCGTACCTGTTTATATCCTTTCTCCTAAAATTGATAATCGTAATGGTGAGGGTGTAGTTTCTACTCGAATTGGTATCTCAGCTAAAGCTGATTTTATCTTGGATAAGTATGATAAGGAATTACATGATTTTATTGCTAAAGTTTACAATGAGGATGGAATGATCATTATTGACGAATGCCAATTTGTTGATCCACTTACGGTTCATTCAATGTGCCAATATTGTCGAGACTTAGACTTTAGCATCTCAAAGAAAAAGAATAATTTTAGTATTATTGCATATGGTCTTTTAACTGATTATCGTTCTAGCCTATTTGACGGTACAATTGCTTGGTTAGACGAGGCTGACTCAATTAATAAGATTAAATTTAGCTGTGCTTATTGCTCAAGACAGGCTACCCGTAATCTTTTGGTAGATAAGGTAGATCAAGACGGTAACGTTTTAATTGGCGATAGTGAGTATAAGCCTGTCTGTTCTTATCACTATTGGAAATACAATAATAATTAGTTTTATCTGGGGTGGGAGTAAATGAATAAGTATATTGGAATAGGTTTATTGATTGTATTTTTAGTTGTTTTGAAAATGTTTTCAGTGGCGATTGCAAGTGCAATTACAATTACAGTAGTATTAGGGGTAGCTTTAATTTGTGACTTTGTTAGAAAGGAATAATTTAGATGAATGATTTAGAAAAAGCTTATTGGCTAGTATTTGATAGTGGACTTACGCCTTATGAATTAGCAAAGAAATTAGGTGTTTCTACTACTTTAGTTTATCGTTGGCAGAAGGATAGTGATACCCTACGCCGTATTCAGCGAAAAACCTTAGATAAGTTGGTAAGTGTTTATGACTCGATTAAAAAATAAAAAGTTTAGTTTTAATAAGGTGGTAGCAGGATTAACCTTGGTTGAAGTCTTGCTGTTTTTAACCTACTTCGATTGGTTCTTGTATTTGTTTCCTATATGGATAGTTTTAGACGGATGGTGGGTGATGAAAAATGTCTAATAGCACAAAAGAAGTTTTAGATACTTTAGATCAAGCATATGTTAATGAGTTTAGAAAACACCACATATTGTATAAGAAAATAGACGATTATAATTATTTATTAATGCACCAAGGAAAGTTCTGCTATTTGTTCTGTGCAAGTATTGCTCGTCCATTCTTAGCATATTATCCCTTGTTAAAAAACTTTAATTCTGATATTTTCAATAATGTTTTGGAACAGATTATTACTAAAGTTTCTAATTCAAATACTAAAGAATATGGTTTTAATACTATACTTAGCAGTTCTAAGTATCCAAACTACGGAGATGTAATTGGAGATCTTCATTTCTATCAAGGTAGGTGTAAAAATTATGAAAATACGATTCATAAGAATAAACGTGCCTATCACTGTAGAATTAAAAATGGGTATCTTGATGAGTCTAATCGTATTTTGTTAGATAGAATTAGACTGTCATTGTTAGGTTATAAGAATTTTAAGAAAATGCGACAAAAGGTCTATGGTGATTTATTATGAAAAGGTTTTTAAGTGCTTGTGGCGTTATCTTAGGTGTTGTAGCAATTGGTGTTTGCTATACTCTGTATCTTTATTTAATATTCTCTGTTTTGACTGGTTTGGTTAGTGTAGTTGTAGCCCTTATTCCAGCTATTCTAGTTTTAGTGTTCTTGGGGGTGCATTCCATTGAGTAAGGATAAAATTGTATATACCTTAGAAGATAATTATAAGTTAATCTTAATCCGTGATAATATTGAAGGTGATGGGGTGTTTTATATTACAGGTATAGACAGTACTATTCGCCTGCGTCAATTACCTAAAACTGACTTGCACACATTAATAAAATCAATTACTGATGACTTGCCTGCTTGGATTCATGCGGTTTATATTGATAGAATGTTAATGTGGTGGAAGTATGATCAGATAAAACCAATAACAATATAAAGGGGGTTTCTAATTGGTTTACTTTATCTCACCTTATATTACTGCTGTTAGAGCGAAAAAATATAAGCGTAATGTGTTGCAACAAATTAATCACACCTATACTGCAACCCGTTATTTAATTTATATTCCGGTTTTTATTGCTGGTTTAATTCCTAATGACTTAAATAATCCTAAACAGTACTTTTACTATGTAGGGGCAATGGTCTTAGTTTGTTTGTTAGCTTATCTATGTATTCGTTTGATTGCTTACTATTTTAAGTATTCGGTTGATAAAACTTCAATTGACTTACTTAATTATGTAATCTTATATGAGACTAAAGATGATTTGCCCCTAGATACAGTTAATCCATTAATTCCAACTTTTGAATATAATCGTACTCACCCTAAGAATAAGGTCTATTTTGGTGGCTATACCTTAGAGGAATTCCGAAAGGCTATGCAGGAGGTTTATGAAGCTAAAAACGATCGGCGATATGGAGAAGATACTCACCGTTATTTAGCTTTGCTGTTTCATGATATGGAAGATTATTATATCCATACTTTATCCGATCCCGCAGTAGAACAAGAGGTGATAAAACATGAGTAAGGATAAATTAGAGCAAGTAGAACAAGTTTTAGACAAAATACGTGACTCCTTTCTGTTTCCTCGCCCAGAACTGAACAATACTTTGGAAAAGGGTACTAGAAATCTACTTGATGTTAGCTATTCTCTACTTTATCAAGTAAAAGAACAGCAATCTGAAATTAAAAAATTAAAGGAAGACTTAGCTAAAAAAGATTTAACGGATGACGATTATGTAGTTATCTGGGTTGATAATAAATATTATTTAAGTATGACTTTACTAACTACTAATGTATCTCTTGCTTTAAATAAGCCTGAGCTTACTTTTATAGGTGCTTATCTTTATAAGGAAGTTAAAGATATTTTCTATACTGAATATACTTATTCTTCTTTGAAACTTTTAGATAATCATGAAGTTGTAATTGTACCTGCAAAAGATTTTAATGGAAAGTTTAATACTAATTATAATTTTATGGAATTGGGTATAACTAATGAAGATTAAACGAATTATAATTTATTCAGTTTTCGGTATTTTGTTCTTTGCTGTTCTTTTAATTTTTATCCCAATCAATATTAAAACTGTTCATACACAAACTATTAATGTTTCAGATTCTCCACAAGTTAAAGTGGATCATATCAATGCAACGGTTGATTATTATGGAATGCCTAGCGATTGGGCTGATCCAGATTCTAGCGTTGACTGGGATTCTCTGTATAGTTTTGAAGCTGATCTAATGGATAGTTCTGATAATTATTTAACAGATGGTGATAGGGTAGTGGATGAGTCTGTAATTAGAACTCTTAATGCAGTGCCAGCTTATGACTATTATTCCCATACTAAGCACAGCTATCAAAAGGTTACACATCGTGTTACTAACGTCTACGGTTTGCATTGGAACTATAATTCTGATAACGATCATGATACGTCTAAAATTGTACAGTCTAATGATAAATCTTATATCCCTATCTATTTAGATATTGATTGTCACTATAAACAAGGTAAGTATTCCCGTTCTAGGGATCTGCACTATAAGCTTGTTCCTAATGGAAATAAGTATTCAATGGTTAGCGATGCTGATAATTAATGTAAAGTCCTTATTAGGGCTTTTTATTTTTTATTTTTTTGCAAAAAACAGTTGAAAATTCAACTAAAAGTGTTATACTTATAATTGAAATAAGGAAACAGGAAAGGAAGTTATTAAAATGAAGAAAACACTTTTAGTAACATCATTAATTTGCAGTGGTTTAGCACTTGGTAGCCTTAGTCAAAATGCTAAGGCTGATGAAACCCGAGACCAGATTGAAGCCCAAGGTAATCAGCAGATCCAATACTACTGGAACCAGTATCAGCAGGGATTGCAAGAGCGCCAACAAGCTTGGGAACAGGGTCATGGTGATCGTTTCAGTAACGCCTACATAACCGCTGATGCGAAGGCTGGGGCCATGTATCAGGAATGGCTACGATCACAGACACGTCTGGGAGATGAGTTGCACAACTATGATGTCAGCCAGTATGAGAAGTCGCAGAGCCAGAAGTCGCAGGATAATGCTAATGGCAGTACCTTTGAGCAAACTGGTGGGGACTTTCAGGCAGACACTCCAATGGGTCAATCACTTAAACAGAATAATGATGATCAAGAAAGCAGTAAGCCTGTAAGTAGCCAACAATTAGGTTTAATAAATGAAGCTACTTGGCAAGACCCAGATGGTAGTGTACACAATGTTAATAGTGACGGTTTAGACCATTATTATAAGGATCAAACTAAAACTTATCCGTATCAAGACTGGTCTGGAGCTTTGCCAGATAATGCAGTAATTAAGGATAGTGATAATATGCAGTACATGACTCGTCAAGAATATAAGCAATCCTTACAGTCACAGTCACAGCAAAACAACCAACAGTATGGTAATGGACTGTTTATTAAAGATAATCAGTCACAGTCAACTAATAACCAGCCTAGACAAGCTAAAGAACTACCACAAACTGGGAATGCTAATAGTAAGGCTGGATTAGGCGGTTTGGCACTTGCTAGTTTAACAGCAATGTTTGCTCTAGGAAAGCGAAAGGAAAGATATTAACTCATGAAAAGTATTTTACCATTTGATAATGTATAGTACTATGTAAAGTCCTTATTAGGGCTTTTTATTTTTATCTTTTTGTACAAAAGTAGTTGAAAATTAAACTAAAAGTGTTATAATTATAATTGAAATAAGGAAAGGAAGTTGTAATAATGGTTTTGTACTTAGTTTACATTGCTATTTGTTTTGCCTTTCTATGGGGCATTACTCAAGCATTTCCAGATTTTAAGCTTTTCATCTACTTAGGTGGGTGGATATTCTGTACTGTTGTCTATTTATTTTTGGTACTATATAATCCGGGGTGTTAATAATGGTAATTCTATTAATTTTGTTTTTAATGGTCTCGTTTGACTTATTAACTTTGTTAGTTGTCAACAATATTAAACATGGAGGCTTATAATGAGTAAAGTATGTGTAGTGACTTATGAATATAACAACTATGATATACAGTGGGGGATTAAAGGTAATCTTACTTTAATGGGTGTTTTTGAGTCTAAAGAAATAGCACAGCAGAGTATTAAAAAATGGGTTGATAATAACCCAGAACATTGGATAGTTAAAGATATTAATGCTCAAGAAAAATATAGAAAGCAACTAAGACAACGAGATCGTGGCTTACTAGTTTATTTCAACTTTAACGAAGTAGACTTTAATGAGGTTGTTGATGTTTCTAGTGAGTGTCAATGTTTAGCGGATTGGTGGTATGAAGAATGAGTAATAATATTTTAGAGTCTATGTTTAATGACTTTATCCAAGATAATGTAATTGGCCTTTCAGACTCTGCAACTAAGGAATTGTTTACAGACGTGCAGTTCTTTTATAAGCATTGTCCTGAGGTTAGTTATACTGATATTGACTTAACTGAGATTAGTTCAGCTCAAGAAGAAGTTTGGGCTAAATTTCATTATTGGAATGAGAAGTATAACTATTATATGAATGGTAAAGGCCATTATACAGATCGATCCATGTTGGCTCATGATATTGCAGTTTACTATTATCAAGTATCTAACCCAGACAAGTTAAAAGATCCTCAATTTTTAGACTTAGTTTGGCAATCTTTTATTTGGAATAACACATATGATTATTGGTTGAGGTCTTCTTTAATTGATAATTATGGAATGGTATTTGATTTTGAATTAACTTTTGAAGGCAAGAACATATATAGTCCTTTGTTAGTAGTAAATAGGGTTTATAAGGAGAATAATTAAATGAAATTAACTGAAAAGCAAAAGAACTGTAAGTATTGTCATTACCCTTGGAAAAAGATCATTGTAAAGAGTTTAGAAGATGATGACGAAACTTTATGTTTTGAACGATATGAAACTAATGAACCGTACAAATTGATTAAGACAGTAAACATTCTACGTAACTGCGATTTTGAGCCTTGGGTAATCGTTGTAAATAACAATCCTAGACATTGTGAAATGTGTGGTCGATCACTAAACAAGGGGGAAGAATAATGTATTTATATCACATCTCTGCTGGCCGGAGCATTCGTGATGATTGTATTGAGGAGTATATGACTATTGCATCTAGCCAAAAAGAAGCTATTAAACGTTTTCGCCGGGTGCTTCGGGATAATAACAATATTATTGGTTATAATGTTCAAGCCTACCGCCCTGAATGGTGGAGTATTGATCGTTATGTACTGAAAGATGGCTTGGAGTTAATAAAGTATGGTGAAGATACCTTTCAGAGCTGGAATGAGGAGGAAGAATAATGAAAATTAACGAATTTATTAAAAGGGTAAACAAAATATTTTATGCAGAATATTCTTATGACAGCAACACCATTTACGTATATAAAACAGAACAAGATATGTGTGATGAGAATAAAGATGGTGATGATACGTATTACTTCATGAGTGTTAAGGTATGTGATAAAAAATTTTCTTTGTTCTTTGATCCTGATTGGATGCCAGATGATGTCAAGGGATTGTCTTTGCTTTTTAGCTTGCTTCGACAGTTAGAAGATACCCCCGTTAAGGATCGTTTCCCTGAAAAGAGGTATCGTTTACGTTGGCTTGACGATAAGGATGGCACCCCAGAATATATAGATTTTGACTCTAATGCAGGCTGGAATATGTGGGGTGATAAAAATGCTACAAATACTTTTACTGAATCACAACTAGATCAATTAAAGAGAGATCATCCGCTTTTCGCATCCGTAATTGACATAATGAAGGAACCAGTAGAGGAGGAAGATTAATGAATAGTAGAGAATTTATTAACCTAGCAAAAGATAAGGTAGCTCATTACACATTTGATGTTTTGGATTGTAAGCAAACATCTATCGAAATCTTTGTAGTTTGGCAAGTTAAGGTTTTACAAAATTACAAAGCCCTATTAGCTACTGATGTTGAAGGTGACCAGCATTACTACGAAGCAACTTACAACGGCGATAAGAAAGAACTTTACCTAGATGTTTATGACAAACAAGAAAATAAATGTTTTGAGGTGAAAGACTAATGCAACACAAATACAGAAAGATAGTTCCAATCGAAGCTGAACAGTTCGATGGCAGGCAGACGATGATGGTGAAGTATGGCATCTTTGCTCACCCAGAAGCTTTCTATTTTATGGATGATCCTCTTTACACTATAAAGACTAAAAATGGTGACATGGAGGTAAAACCCTATGATTATATTGTCACTGACGCAGACGGTGAGCATTGGGTTATTGACAAAGATATTTTTGAGAAAACATATGAGAGGGTGGAATAATGTTAACAATACAAGCACGTTTGGCAAAGAAGAATAATCAACCAGTTAAGTTAGTTGGTGACCTGTATCGAATAATTGACATTAAGCACGTTAATGGAACAAGAAAGATGGTTGCCACAATTAAGAAAATAGGCTTGGATCAGTATAGATATAAGCCAATTGATGTTGACGTTGATTATTTAGAACAAGCTTAGTGAACAATGTATTAGAGACCAAAAATTTTATTATTAGATTTTGGTCTTTTTATTTTGCTTTCTTTTCTAAATTTCAGTTAGGTAAAAAGACGGGGGTGTACTAGAGGCAAGATAAAGATATAGATAGCTGTTCATGAATCTATGGAAAATGCTAGGATTTAGAAAATATTTTTCTTATGACCCTAGGCAGAGCGAGTGACCACCCCTCCAGTACCTAGCCTTCAAGATTAAAGGGGGTGAGGTCTTAACTACTACACCTAGACCCGAAGACTAGCAAGCCTACCCAGCAAAATAAAAAAGCCCCTTCGGTAAAAAGTACCAAAGGAGTTAATAGTTAGATTAGGTTAAATTTTAATTTTAAGAATAAGACAAGCAAGAATAAACCAGCACCAGCAAAGCTTACTAATACAGTGCAGACACCAGCGCAAGCAGTCGAGTAGTCGATTCCAAGTAGTTTAGAAGTAACCTTGCAAGTTAGCTCCAGCAAGCTAATTAAACCGCTCACAAGTAGGTAGAATAAGTTATATACACTAATTAATAAAGTCATGATAATACTTCCTTTTCTTTATCTTACACCATTATAATACAATAAGCATTTTATATTGTCAATACATAATCATAAAATAATAGCTTAATTATTATATAGCCTTAATTCTTTATATAAGGCTTTCTGAGGCGTTTTAGGGTAGTTAGGTATAATTTATCATTAAAGCAATAAGACAAGCACAGACAAGCTAACAGACTAAAATAATAATAGATTGAGTTAAATAAGCAAGGACAAAGGGGATGAACTAGAATAATAATAATAATGTTGCATTTGCAACAAAACATCCCCTGTATAGATAAGGATAATAAAAGAAGCAAAATAAAAAGGACTTATGAAAAGCCCTTTAATATTATTCAAATCCTAATTGGTTATTAATGTAGTTCACAATGCTATCTGCTTGTTGGTCGGTTAATTTTTCTTCAATATCAATATCAAACTCTTCGCTTAAATCATTTAACACGCATTCTATGTTAATATATGCAACCATATTGGCAACCTTTTCGGGGTCGGTTAAATCCGTATTAACTAATCCAAATTGTTCAGTTTCATAATTCTTGACGTATTCAATAGCACCAAAGACACCGTTTAAATTAGTGCTTGCATAAAGCTGATCTTCTTCACCAAACTCTTCAAGGGCTTGTGAAGCCTTATAGGTTCCAATAATCCATAAATCGTTGCTAGTAGTATTCATTTGAATATCTTCAAGTGAATTGCTTCCGTTTTCCAATTCATCCGCAATAGTTGATAACATAGTGTTGTAGTTAAATTCTTCAGTCATTTTTATTACTTCCTTTTCTTATTTCTTATTACATTATAATAATAACATTGTTCTGTTATATTGTCAATAAAAAATTTAACTTTTTATTTATACAATAGCTGGAAAGTCTTTACCAGTTACGTAGTTTTCTAGCTTGTCGCCTTGATAGTTGGTTGAAAATTGCTTTGCAAATTCCTTTTCGTGACGGCTAGTAGTAGCGCTATAAATACCATTAGATAAAAACTTTCCATCTGGTAAAATGCAAGCTACGACCACATTATAAGATAATAGCAACTTTACACCATTTACCAGGCTTTTGATCTTGGCTTTACCATAGAATGATTTTTGGCTATCATAACGGGGGTTCAAATCTTCCCAATTAGTAGCGCTTTGAGCATTGAGCAATTCATTTAAGTTATAAGCAAATTTCTTCATCATTTTAATAACTTCCCTTCATTTGATTACATTATAATAATAACATTGTTAGTTATTATTGTCAATAGTTTTTTAAAATTTTTGATTAAACTAAAATCCATAGTCAGTGGTAATAATATGATTGTCAACTTCTACTACTGTACTTTCATCTACACTGTTTAGCAAATCTTCACCTAAACTATCAAAATCAATGTAATCATATAAGTTAGGCGCTCCGTCAAAAGATGACCATTCATTTAATTCTAACTGAGCATACCAACCATCACTGACTTCATATTTTGCATACTCGCCAGTATCTTCATAGCATACTAATCGGTAATTTTGCCAATCGCCTTCTCCTATTGTATCAAGTAAACATTCTGCTAATTCTGGATTGTTGTCTTTCAGTTCTTTGAAGTTCTTGTATTCAATCATTTTATAACTCCCTTTCTTTATTACATTATTATAATAACATTGTTACTTCTTATTGTCAATAGGTTTATTTAATTTTTAAGCGATTAATTTAACCGCTTATTAAATGTGCCTTTATTTGATTACACTTATATAATAACATAATTTTAATGAAATGCAAGCCCTAATTTTAATTTTTATTAATTGATTTTAGCAGTTATAACATTTTACTAGATAAACAATAACTATAATAGCCCTAATTTTCCATGTAAGCTATTCTGAGGCGTTTTATCATTGTTTAGGTATAATCTATCATTAAAGCCTAAAAAGGAATTAAACACGGTTATATAAGGAAATAGGGCTATAAAATAATTAAGTTGATTTTTTATAAATAAGTATTTACAACGAAGCCTAATAATGTTATTATAATAATGAAAGGTAAATAGAACAAGCCCAGATAGCTGGTAAGGGAAACCATTTTTGGTTGTTGTTAGCTAGATATATTAGAGTAATCCGTACTTTTTTAAAATTAAGTTTATTCTTCCCTAATATGTGCTATAATATGAAGCGAGGTGAATAACTGTGAAGCATAATTATATAACTAAAGAAAGATATAATTACATAATAGAATTAGTTAAACAGTCAAATATAAACGTTGACTTAGACACGGGTTTAATAACAGGAAAAAGGGGTGGTCATGGTTATAAAAATAATACTGGCTATTGGGTGTTTAGTATATATGATAAAAACAAAAAGAAAGATATAATCTTATCGCAACATATTATAATAGCTTGTTTGGGATTTGGTGAAAAGGTAATAGGAAAGCAAATTGACCATATAAACAATAATCATAGAATACCATATGATAACAGGCTATCAAATTTACGACCAATTACAGAAAAAGAAAACCATAAAAAGTTTTGGGATTCACCCTATAGGGACAATTCTAACTTTTCAACCCCTATGATTTACATTTCTAAAACTGAAGTCAAATATTATTCTACTGTTATTTCTTTCAGTAGAGAAAAGCATATTAGTACTTCTTATTTATGGAAAGCACAAAAAGAGAATAAGTATATACCAAAGATTAAGGGGTTTGTTGTTTTTATAGGAGAAAGATATTTAACAAATCATTAAGAGAAAGACATTTAACAGATCATTAAATGATCTGTTTTTTTTTTTAATTATGTATCTTCTTCCCTAATCATATACATCCACCGTATAGCCCTAATAAATCCAAGCTATATTCTGTCCTCAATGTTACAACCTATTTTATTCAGTTGTTTAATTAAGTTTAGTTTTCTGTTAATCACTTCCTTTCCTTATCTTTCAATTATATTATATCATTATGTAATCGTATTGTCAACGTATTTATAGAATTAATTGGATCGATCCACTTATTAAGAATGCTATTATACCAGTCTTTACGGGGCTTTTTTAACTCTAAAATTTATCAGTTGTTAAAATATTTTTATTAATTTATTTATATGTTTTCGGCTTTAATTAGTCTTTTATTGTTTGAGTATTGTTATGTATTGCTCTTATATAACAAGTATTGAGTTGTTCCAGTCTCATACACGGCTATTATTGTTATTAATAGTCTGTATTAGCTTATGTTAGGCTTGTTTTTGGTTTGTTTTATTCTAATTAAGGGCTTTTATTTTCTTTTATAGGGCTTTTTTATTGTTTTTAATTAGTGAAAATCATCACTAATTACTCTTGTTATGCTTATCTTTTATATATAAAATTAAAAGGGTGAAAACTTGCTGAACGTTGATATAATAACATTCCTTGTTTTTACCCTTGCTTGTGAATTATTTAATTTATTCCCTTTACTGGAAAAGCTTATACTCTTCAACTAGTTTTTGCTTTAATTCAAAGATAATACTAGATAATTTATTGTTTAAATCTTTATATTCTGCATTATCATAGCTTAACAGAATTGAGTCAAGGCGGTGTAATTCCTTATAGTATACACTATCAATATAATGAAGTGTATTGTCTTTTATTAGTGCAATATCGCCGACTGTTAAATTGTGATAACCTTGATTCATATAATAATTGTTACTATCTTTAAAATAACTTACTTTTATTTTATCTTTATTGCCAACTTCTACAACAGTTACTTCTTTTTCTATCATAGTCAAAACCCCTTTTTCTTATCTTTCAATTATATAATAACATTGGTTTTTGTAGTTGTCAAGTATTAATCATGATATTTATTAGATAAAGTTATAAAGTTAGGCTTGTCTAAATTATGTTGTATTTGCAACAATTTTTTAGTCTATTATTTGACTTTTATAGCTAAATAGGGTAAGGCTGAATAGTTTAATAACTCAATAACTTAATAGTTTAATAACTCAATAACTTAATAGTTAATAACTCAATAACTCAATAACTTAATAACTCAATAACTTAATAGTTTAATAACTTAATACCCTTTGACGAAAAAAAAAAAGAAGGTGAAATTAATCGCCTTCTTTAATTACTTTATATACAATTGAATTTTTTTCTTGTTTATCTAATCCTACTAAATACTTATAATTAGGATTAATATCAACTGGATTGTAATTTTTATCAAAATAACAATTATCGCCTTGTAAGTTCTGAAAATCAATCATATCCTTACCATCCATTATAATAGGCTCCATAGTTTAATCACACCTCTTTTTTTATAAGCTAAATACCTTTCGATAATAATTAACTAAATTATCTACTTGTTTATTATTATAACAATCTAAAGTTAGTTTATTTTCACCGCTAACATAGAACCCTTTGCCATTAATAATTGTATCATGTCCTTGTAAGATAATTTTTGCCTTAGTCATATTTTTAACTACTATAGTTAATTTACAAGCAGGAACAACTTCACCAAACTCATTTCGTATACGATACTCCCCCGTTCGATTGCCAATTCAGTTTGGGGGTCAACTTTTACAAGTTCAAATCTAATTACATTATTCATTTTATTACTTCCTTTACTTACTAATAATCATATTCTGAACGGCGCAAGCCTAAATAATAATATTTACCATCTTCAGCTTTACCAAACGATTTATAAAGATAGCTTTCGGGGTCGTCATCATCCGTTGTATAAGCTTCGCCCATGCAAAACGTTTGTATAAACTTAATTCCTAACTGATTTTCTAAAATTTTTTTCGTTGCTTTTTCTAGTGGTAATGGTGGTAAGACACAATACATATCAGAATAGATTTCATGCTCAACTTCTTGAAATAACTTTGGATTTAACTCTCCATCTTTTTTCCAATCTTCAATAGTATATACATTGTTATTCATTTTTATTACTTCCTTTTCTTAATTCCTTATTACATTATTATAATAACATTGATTGTTAAGGTTGTCAACCTTTTTTCTAAATAATTAAGAGTTTAAGCTTAACTCTTGAAATAATCCTTATTTCTTATTACATTATTATAATAACATTGTTTTGTTATATTGTCAATAGATTAAATTAAAAAATTAAATATGTTCGATAATATTATCATAGTCAAATTCTTGTAATAAATAACGGTTTAAATCTTTCATAAAATAAGTAACTTTCATTTTACCCTCTTTTTCTAGTTGGTTGTTTTCTAGGTCAAAAAATCCAAAATCACCAGTTATAAGATTAACAACTTGAATATCACCATAATAGTTAACAATCATTCCAAAGTAGATTTGATTTTTATCATTAACAAATAAACGGGTGTAATTGTCAAGGTTATTAAAATCAAGGTCATCAGCAATTCCACACGCTTGATTAAGGTTGTTCATATATGTTTCAATAATCATTTTGATTACTTCCTTCCTTTATTACATTATAATAATAACATTGTTGGTTATTATTGTCAATAGATAATATTAAAAAATTGAATAAGGTTTGAAATAAATACCCGCAGGCGTTTGTTTATAACTTTTTAATTCTTGTTGAATAGGTAAAGGGTAGTCTCTGAGCAAGTCTTTAATAGCATTCTCACCATTAACCAATAGATACTCTTCTTGTAGCGTATCTTCTGGATAATAGCCTAATTCTAGCTTATTAGCTAATTCATTAAGGTTAGTACTTGACCCCTCAATGTTACCTTCCCAATCAGTCAAAACGTGTTCATAGGTAACGGAGTAAAGACTAGCCTTTTCGTAATCATTAGCCTTTGAATAAACAAAATGCTTGTAAAAACGGGAATCACCATACTCTGGTAGTTTGTAGATTTTCATTTTTATAACTTCCTTTTCTTATTTTAATATTATGCTTCTAATCGATTAATCCGATCAGCTAATTTTTTAGCTAACTCCCAGCTTGAACCGCAAAGCAGAACTTCTTCTTGTTCCCGTGGGGTCATTAATTGCCACGAGTTATTGACTACGAGAACGTGTTCAACAATGTTAACAGGGTCATCAATTGCTTTATAGTCAATCATCGCCCGTACCTTAAGATAGCGGGAAACCATACCAGCCAATTCATGGAATTTGTCGCAAGCGTAAATATTGACTTCTTGTTGTTCAGTTAAACGTTTCATTTTGATAACTTCCTTTTCCTTATTACAATTATATAATAACATTGTTAGTTATTATTGTCAACCCTTTTTCTAAATAATTAAGAGTTTAAGCTCAACTCTTGAAATAATCCTTGTTCCTTATTACATTATTATAATAACATTATTGTGTTATATTGTCAATACTAATTACATATTATTTTTTGGGAATTTTAAAATCCTTGTCTTTTAAGAATTTCAAAGAATTATACATATTATACGAGTGTCCGTATTCTCTTTGATTTGTTAGTAAATCAATAAATATGTTATTAATAAAAATGTAGTTATCAAAAACAGTTAACATCCTTTTATAGCGGGGTTGCCAAACTAATAAGCAACTTGAAAAGTTAGGGGCGTAAATTCTAATGGTATCAATTTTAATTACTTGCTTTAATTCATAATCTAACGCCTTGAATGTAATTAGATTAGTTTCTGAATCTGGTTTTGTGTAGTCATCCATGTTAATCATATACGAACGGTAAAAACTATACATAGACTTAGGCTTGTTTTGCGGTTTGATTTTGAAAAAATCTTTTAAGGTTAACACAATCCAGTCAACCCCCCTTTATCTTCTTACCCACAATGGTGTCATAATTGTTACAAAAATAATTATCCACCAGTTAGCAGGGTCAAGCATAGATAACACGATAATAGGAGTAACAAGCACCAGTAAACAGATAATAATTATTTTTTTGATCTTTTTATAAGATTCTGGAATCTGTTTATCACGTACATAATTACGGCGGTTGTCCCTTTCATTCATAATTGCCCCCCCCTTTTATCTACTCTCAATTAATGCTTCAACCGTGTTAAGGCTATCAGTAATTACTTGACTAACTTTTTCTAATTCCTTATTAGTAGGATTGTTACGGTTAATCAATAGCTTGTGTGTACCACTGTTATTAGTCGTGTAGATTAATACATCGTTTTTGTCGGTGCTATCATAGTCAAAAAGCCAATTGCCTTCATAATAAACGTTCAATAAATCAAGGTCGATTGTAATATCATCGCCTTCAAGCACAAAGTCTACAAGTTCCATGATTTTATTAGTTAATTCCACATTAGTCATTTTGATTACTTCCTTTTCTTTATCTTACATCATTATAATAACATTGTTGGTTAGTATTGTCAATAGATTATTTAAAATATATCGATAAATAATTTATTAAATCGTATTGTAATTTTTTGCTAGTCTTAGCAATAGTAATAACTTTTTTAGTATTGTCTAATTCTACTACTTTCCACCATTTTTCATTGACTAAATTGTTAACGTCAACTTCATGGATACCGAGTACATTGTACTGTATTTTATTATAATTATTGAGTTCAAATTTTTGGATGTATTGACTTAAAACATCAATCGCAATTTTTGACCCCGCTTTTCCACTTGTAAGAACATCCAAAGCCTTATCAAATTTACTTTCAGAAACAAGGTCAAAGGCTTTTTCTAAGTATTCAAGTTGTTTCAATGTTTTTGCATCCTTCTTGCATAAGTCTTTTTTGAGTTCTAAATTGTGATTAAATGTTTTTGTAATGTTATCCATTTTAATATACTTCCTTTTCTTATTAAATTTACAGTCTAAACACTTAAGAGTTTAAGCTCAACTCTTGAAATAAATCCTTGTTCCTTATTACATTATTATAATAACATTGCTAGTTATTATTGTCAATAGATAATGTTAAAAAATTAGTTAAAAATATTAGTAATATAATTATCTTTTAAGTCTAGTATATTATTACGATAATATAGATTGACACCATCAACACCAAGGTAATCATGTAAGATTGTAGAATTAACATTTTCTAAAAAAATATACTTCTCACTTGCATCCATCCAGTTAAACAACCATAAAGCAATAGGCGTTTCATCATTGTCATGGTTATTATACCAATCATCGAGTTCAGTCCAGCACTCACGAAGTCCAGTTTCATCTTCTTCCATGAAACCATCAAAGTCCCCCTTGTATAAATCGTTAACTGTATCATTAACACGATTTTCAAGGTCAATAGCGCTTAAGGCTTGAACTTGCGCACTCTTTAATTCCATTTGATTAATAGCATTCATGATTTCTTCATTAGTCATTTTGATTACTTCCTTTCCTTATTACATTATTATAATAACATTGTTAGTTATTATTGTCAACCCTTTTTCTAAATAATTAAGAGTTTAAGCTTAACTCTTGAAATAAATCCTTGTTTCTTATTACACTTTTATAATAGCATACTTTTAACGAAATGCAAGCCCTAATTTTAATTTTTATCTGGTTTGGTAACTATAACCCCTACTCACTCAACAGATACACAATTTTTTAGATTATTTTCTTCATATAATAGCAAATAGGACAAATTTAACACGCTTATAAATACCACACTAATCAATAGAAGTCAAGGTAAAACAACACATTTTTTAATCTGTCTTTTTTCTTAAAAAACCTCTGGTACTCGAAAATTAATATAATATAAAAGGAACCCATTTTACTGGATTCCCTCTGGTACTCGAAAATTAATATAATATTAGTCTAGTTTATTAGTAGCAGTTAACATACTAACCACCATTATCAATAAGTTTCCTTCTGTACCTCGAAGTGTAATTTCTGTTTCTAGTGCGCTTTCGCCTTTGATAAATTTATTTAAGGACTCCTCGGAATTAGTTCCGTCTAATTTTTTCCAAGCACTAGAATCGCAATTAACCAATGTTAAAGGTTTAGTATCTAATAACATATGGTAATTATTTCTAATATCAATACCATAAGCATTAAAATAGGTAGTTCTTACTACGCTAGAGTCTAAGTCTTTAATCTCGCTAAAAAATATCGGCGTACTGTTAAACATTAATTTAGTTACTCGTCCTAATAAACCTAAATTAATTAACTCAGACAAATTATAAAGACTAATATCTTTATCATCCCAACTAGGCTTAATTAGTGGGGTAATTAGATACTCCCTTTCCCCCATTAATAGGTTAAACACGTATTGGTCATAGTAAAGCTTAACAATCGTATAGTCATGATTATCAACTTTAAATTCTCGATACTCATAATAACGGGGTACCTTATTTAGAAAAGTCCATTCATGGGGTTCACTTTCCTCAAACAGACCGGAGGGGTCATTCTTCAAATTCCATTCTAGCATTTCTTGACTTGAAAAAGTGCTGAATTGTAATAGTTCTAAGTCTTTACTAAAACGGGGTTGAGCAACTAGATAAGTAAAACCTCTTTGACCTACATCTTTAGCTTGGCTAATACTCATGCTAATTAAGTGGTAGTTTTCTATGTGGTTAGCCATTGCCCGAGATGTTTTTAACTTCTTATACGTAATCATACTACTTCATTCTTTCACTGTATTTTTTGAGCATAGCTTTCGGATCCATAATGTCGTCTAAAATCCCACTTTCATCTAGTTGTTTCATTAAGTCCAATAGAGCAGGAATGGCATATGCTTTAATGTTATTATTAACTACTTTCGGTGTTAAATCAAGGATGTAATTAATAATATGTTGGTCTGGTGTTAAATCCCCAGCATTAAAAATAAAGTCGATTAACTGTACTAAATGTTTCTTGGTTAAAACATGATCTGAGATTGATTTCAATTCATTTTCCAATACACCTAAGATCACATTAAGCGTAGAGTCTTCTACGTCTACCTCTTCAATCTTACTAATTAGTAGGTCACGATCATATCCATATTTAGAAACACCTGCACCAGCAATCGTCTTCTCTAACGTTTCATGTAGTTGAGTACTACCCATCTCTCTTAGTGCTTTATAATTTTCAAGTCCGAATGGAATAAAGTAAGTATCTTTATCCACTTTAATTACACTAAAGTTTTCAATTGGAACAATTTGTACGGCAACATCACCCATACTAGTCATATAGTAGCTAGTGTTATGTCTCATTGCATTAAATTTCATTATTAATCTCCCCTTTAGTTTAAGCTTAACCCAGCATTGTTTAATTGTCTAATTAATTCTTTACCATCTTTAGTTGCACCAATCTGATTAACAATCTGGTTTACTCGCTTATCAATTTCATTTAAGGCTTCTTCTTGTTTATCTTTAGGAATGTATCGAACAAAAATTTCCTTTAGTGCAGTCATTTCAGACTCTTTAATTAATTGGTACTGCATAAGAGCTTCCGCAGTCAAACCTCTTGTTCTACTACCGAAGTATTTAGCATGAAGACTTAGGGCACTCATTAATGTTTTAGGGTCAATAAATTCAGACTCCTCAATAGTTTTTATACCCTTGTCAATAATCATTTCCAAGGCTTGATCCTCAGAATATAACTTTCTTACTGGACCAGTTGCAGAGTTGCTTACTACTGGTTGTTGACTTTGACTTTTAAGTTCATTAGTTTTACCAGTAAAGCCAACAATCTTATTACTGTCTACATCATCAATAGAATTCTTTTCTCGCTTATCCATTAACTGTTCTAATGGAATATTTTGTTCTTGTGATTCTTTAATTCGTTTCTTGAGTTTAGTAAGGTTTCCCTTAGCCATTTTATAGCCTTTGGAATTTAAATAGCGAATGATATAATCATAGCTCATTTGTTGTTCCATTAGTCCAATAACCTTACTAAAAATAGCCTTATTGTTATAAAGCTCTTTTAAGCTTAGTGATTTTAAGTCTGTAGCCACTCTAAGCCCTCCTAATTGATTTTAGTATAATTTATCATGAACAAATTAAAATCGCTAAAACAGGCTCTTATAGCCTAATTTGAGCATATATAAATTGAGTTTTAGCCTAGATAGGAATGTTTTAAAAATCGGTTCTTGCTTACTGTCTGTAAGTATCTTCTAATCGTAGCCCTAACTAGACCCTGTTTATAGTTTAACTCAATAAACTTAGATATATGCTGAATTATAGTCATTTTAGGGAGTTTTAGCCGATTTTAACCCGCTTAAAATAAGTACACTAAATTGTGTGTTATTCTTGGTTTTCAAAAATTAATATAGTGAACAAAAGCTAATGAAAATGTGAATACTTTTTCTGGTACTCAAAAATTAATATAATTCTACATACAAAACTGTAGACAAAAAGGGACTTTGAATAGCCTTAAAACCACTCAAAATCCCTATGTTTAGCGTCTATGATAATTAATTAAGATTGGTAAAGAAGCACCAGTTACAAACCCTAGCGCAGTAGTTAACTCTAACATTTGTACATGAGGTAAACCTAATACATAGCCAATCAAATAGCCAACAAATACAATACCTTGCCATAAAAAGCTATAAACAACTGTCATTATAATGGTCATTAACAACCAATTATTAATTAGCTTTTTCATCAGCAATTACCTTATTTCTTAGCTGTAGTAGTTGTCTTTTTAGCTGATGTTCTAGTAGCTTTCTTAGTTGCTGTCTTCTTAGGCTTAGGTTCTCTTTCTTTAAGGGCAAGAATCCCCACTCAGTATCATAAATCCCATGTTCTACGACTTTAACATTCTTAAAATCTGCTGTTAATTGTACAGTATAGGACTTGATAACGCCAGTATTAGGTTCTTTAACTCTGAAAGTAGGCAAACCATTAAGGCGATTGTATTCTTGGTCCTTAGCTCTAACTTCATATTGCTTAAAAGCCAAGCTGTCAATCAATTCATATGTTTTCTTTTCAACAATCCGTTTATTAATCATTTTTATCTCTCCTTGTATTTACGTCTAATATTTTCTTGCTTATTCTCATGTAATTGTACCTTACGGGACACCTTTTTCTTACCTATTTTGCGTCCTTTACCGTAACCGGGGTTTTTATGAGTAACTCTGCTATCCAGAGAGTCATGAATATTAAAAAAGTCACGTGAAGTGGTACGATAGCGATAATTATACATAATTGTAATATAGTTTTCAGATAAGACCTGTGCAGTAATGTAAAGTTTACCATTAATCATTGCCCCAGTCCTTACTTGGTATATTTCAGTAGTGGTTGAGATAGTACCTTTCTGATCTATCTTTTTTAGCTGTAGTAGTTTTAAGTCAATCTTTTCATACCTAGAGACCAATTCCAGACCATACTTTTCTGCGTTGTATAGGTCCTTTTTACTGGCTTTATTAATCTTAGTAAAGAAACCCTCTAAGTAATATCCTCTTTTACTATTTAAAAACCCTGCGCCGGTTAGCGACAGACCTTTGATGCCACTTTCGTTTTTCTGCTTTGCTATGAAACTCACCACCTGTTGTAGTATCGTGTGTATAGATATTACCAAAATGATAACGTTGTAAAGATTTTTTAGAATCTAGCATACCCTTGATATAAAGACTGGCAATTACTTTTTGTTGATTATCTTTATTAAACATTTCACCAAATAGATTTTCTGCCTCAACCCGTCTACGCTTTTCTCGGGTATGAGTTTTAGCATTAAGGATAGCATTAAGTTCGCTAGACCATAAAATGGAAGTAGTTCCTCTTAAAGTTACTTTAGGCGAAGGTTCAGCCTTTTTAATCATTCCTGTAATTGCTTGGTCTTCAAATTGCTCATAACTAATAATACCTACACAACTTAATTCTGGATTACTTTCAATCAGCTCTTTTACTTTTTTAACGTGGGAGTCGTGGCAATAAACATAAGTATATTTACAAACTCTTATATAATCTGCTAACTGATGAGGAAGTCTTCTGAGAGTATCATATTCAGTTTTAATTTCAATTCCAATGATACCCTTATTACTACTAAACAGTAGGCAATCAGCAATTGTTTTCCAGTTAATTGTCTTTTCATAGATAATTAAGCTGTTACCGATTGGGCCGTAACGATCAAATAGGTTTTTATTATGTAAGATACTGTTTTTAATCTCATCTTCCATTAATCGTTTCATCACATTGCCCCCGAAGAAGTTAATACATTAAAGTAAGGCATATAAGTACTGTATAAAGGTCCAATATATCCTTTCCAGCGATCGAATTGGTAAGTATCTTTTAACCATTTAACATTATTAAGACCGATGAATATACCAGTCTTTTCCATTTTTTCGTATTTACCTGTCTTTGGTCCTACTAACACTTTTTTGTGCATTTCGGGGAAACCTAAGCCCCAATTGCCAGTAACTGTATCAGTACCTCTAATGACTGGAGTAGTAAAAATAGCTGGCAGGTAGTTGAATTTACGTTTAACTTTTAACTTACGCTTGTTATTGAGATGTTGAGCTAAGCTTGTTCCCTCATAAGGCTTTTCCTTAGTTTCTACTAGCATTCGCTTTTTAAACAATACGTTTGGATCCTTAGTTTGCTTATAAAGTTCAATTCCTTTAGTACCTAGTTCATAGGCAACTACTAATTTACCATCGTCACCTTGGATTAAGTCTATATAGTAATAAGGCTCATTATCAACAATAACAACGCCTGATTGTACATCAAGCATCTTTTCCAGTTCGTTCATTCTTATCACCCATTACTTTATGTTCATAATATTTAAGTCTAGCTTTATACTGATAAGCGATAAACTTACGACGATTACAGAGTCAATAATATCTCTTATCCAGAAAGCTAAAATTAAGCCAATAATAAAAGCAACTTCATTTTCTAATCCCAAGTACGTGTATACACCGTATATACCAAGTATTCCTAATAGAATGGTTAAGGTATAAGAGATTAAGATACTAACACTGTAAACGTTTCTTTGGAATCTGGTTATGTTTTGCTTATCTTGTCTAATATTAGTATAAGCAGAGATACCTTCAAAGATTTCAACTATAATATAAGTAATTATACAATATTGTATCATTAGTCTGTTATCACCTCTTTATTGTCCTCTGTTTTTACTTCACCGTCTAAGGCAATAGGTAAATTCATAATTTTACCATCGAAGTCTTTAATGTGTTCATTAACATAAGCTTGAGCAGAGTCTTTACTAGAAAAAGTAAGAACAGCATTAAGATCATCAGACCAGAATAGTTGGTTGTCATTAGTTAATAAGTAGTAAGCACCACTAATACAATTATTTTCCGTTGGAACCCTTGAATAATCTTACTATCAATTAAATGCTGTGCTTCTAACTTCTGTAATTCATTTGATTTTTTGTTATTACCGAATTCTTCGTATAGGTCTGCTAAGTTCTCAGTATTAGACAAGAACATAACTTCCTTTTCACCTTTTTCGTTTAGACGACTTACTACTAGTTCGTCATAGTTATAAAATAGTTCCTGTTGTCCCTAAGTTATACATTGTTTCACCTAGCACAACTATACCAATAACTAAGAGGACTAGCCAAGCCCAAACACCCCACATAGGTATAGTATACCCAGTAACAATGGCAATAATTAGTAATGTAAATAATGCAATTAATAGACCAAAAGACCAATGAAATCTGTTAATTAATTTATCATATGGAATACTCATAATTTTATTATCTTTCATTAAATTAAAAACCTCACTAAATTTATTAACTTAATTATAGCTAATAAATAGTGAGGTTTACTTATTTTATAGGTTTACTACCAATGGTGTAATTGTTTCTGGAGTAACATTTAACATTACTTGACTAGCAGAAGCATAGCACCCTAGTCGATCGCTGTATTCTGTAGGGCCAATCAGCGACCCTGACTGAACTACTAGCCCATTATTTTCTTTAATCATTAATGAATGTAAATGACCTCCTACCAATGCGTCTAAAGTAGTATGTTCAAATGCTCCAACCTTAGCAAGACAGTTGTTATCATTAACCTTATCTAAATCTCCATGAACAAAAGCTAAATTATGACCTTGCACATTAACAATATGACGGTATTCTGTATCTGGATTAATGACTTTAAAATTAGTCATTGCTTTATTAGTATTTTTAAAGCTCTTAGTTAATTCTCGTGCTACTACAGCAACACTATCACCATAAAGTTGATCTTTTTTATTAGGAGCAAAGCGATCATGATTACCAGCCAATTCAGTAAATTCAAATTGAATATTAGGAAAACTAATAGCTAAGCTGGATAAGAAACTATCTTGTAATTCGGTAGCTTTAACAATCTGATTAGACAATTCAAATTCAGTGTAGTAACCTTGGTTTTGTCTCATCTGGGAATTTTCAATTAAGTCCCCTAGGTTAATAATCTTAATATTACTTGGCTTGTATAATTGAACAGCCCGACAAATAGCTTGAATGTATTTATCTAAACGCTGTTGAGCAATTGCATAGCTGTATTCATTGTTTTTAAGCTCTACTTTAGCTCCAATGTGCCAGTCAGATGTAATAACAATTAAAGTGTCATTATTATTAACACCAAGATTATCTTTTACATATCTATTAGTACGAATAACTCGGGGCTTGCTAATATTCTTAATTAGTTCTCGACTAAAGATTGTTTGATCTGTTAATTTACGTTGTAATTTATTAAGCTCACGATTTTTATTTTGTAATTCCCGTTTCTTAATCTGATATTCGCCTAGCTCACTACCAAAAGCTTTATTAACAAATTGTTGTTCTGTTGCTGAAAGCTCTTGTCTAGGAGATTGTTCTAACTCATCCTTACGTCTCATGACTAATTCTTTGAAGTCTTTACTTGGTGAGAATACTAAGTCTAATTCTTTAGCTTTAGCTCTAACCTTACGCCATGAGACAGACTTGCTAGGACTAGCGTTTTCTAATTCTCGAACAATCATAACAACCTTATCTAATTCCGTTGTAGGGATAGACAAAACTTCATCTCTAGTATTAACATAATGAATCTTAACTGGAGAAGAAGTTAAACCTAGAACAGATTCAATAGTTTCACTACCCTCTTTAACACTCATATATACTTTATGAGCGCTACTATCTTTATCAGATAGGTTACTAATGAATTGATCTAGGTCTTTAGAGTTGATTGTTTTTTGACTATAGTCTCTTAAATAAGAGTTAATGATACCAAGAGAAACTTGGTTATTAAATTTACGAGCAATATCACCTAAAATTGCATATACAAGCTTTGTATTGATTAGCAAACCTTCCCTTACTCTAACGAATTAAGTAATAGGTTTTTTAAGTTAATCTCTGATACAGCATAGCCGACTTTGCTAATTGGCTGTTTAGGTATAAAAGTATTATTTGTCAAGAATTCCTTGAGTTTTTCATTATTGTAAGCACTAGGATGTAACACTAGGTACTTAGCGACTGAATTCTTCGAAGCTTTAATATCAAACGTAACTAACACATCAGCTTGCTGGTATTGACCTAATACGAAGCGAGACTTACGATAGTCTCCTTCTTCTCTAGCAATAACAATATAAGTGTCATAATACTTAATCATTGTACTATCTGGTTTAGTATACATATTAATCACTTTAGGCATATAGTAATAAAGTTTGTTAGATTGTAAGTAAAAATGAGTATTAACTACAACCTTAGTGTTAATAAAATTATAAACATCTTTAGTATCTAAATCGGGGATCTTTAATCCGTACTCTAACTTATCCAGTTCTTCAATCAAGTTATATGATTTATCGTGTTCTTGATCATATAAGATTGGTTGAATTCCTGTAAAGTAAGAAATCATTGCTAGAACATTAGGTCTCATATCATCAGAGTAATAACTAAAACCATACCCTTCACATATTATACTACAATTTGAGATATTTTTAACAGTTTTTTCATAATTTGTCCAATAAGGATTAAAAGAAATAAACTCTTGACCTGCTAAACTAGATAGGTTAGTTTGTGGCAATAAAGCAATTCCAATCAAAATGATTTTAACGGGCTGTTGGGAAGTAATACCCTCTAATTGACTTAGATAACTAATAGAATACATATCAACCTTATATCCCTTATTAAGGTAATAGGCTTTAGCTAGTAATCCAGCTAAATAGCTTATTCTGTCTGTGTGGTGATAGATAATAACAGGTTTTTTAGTAGCCATTATTACACATCCTTTCTTTTTTATATTTTAAGTATAACACTTTTAGTTAAATATTCAACCGTTTTTGTACAAAGGGCAAAAATAAAAGAGGTTAAATTAATAACCCCTTTTATTGATTATTTACTTGCTTGAACGTTGAAAGCAGGAACTTTAGCAGTATCACCAATAACTTTACCATCAGTATAAGCTACTGTATATTCTCCTTCTTTAACTGCTTGACCAGCTTTTAAGCCTTTAATATTTACAGTGTTCTTACCAATATCACCTTGAGCTACTAAGCTACCGGCTTGGTTAAACACTTCTAAGATTAATCCTTGTCCGTTATCCATGTTTTAAATCCCTCTATTCTGCGCTAATTGTTGTTCTCTTACTACTTGCAACTACTTTAATATTTGTTGGTTTTTCAATTTTATTAGCTACTAACTCATTACGAACCTTACGTTCGCTAGGTCTTAACTTTTTATCATCTAAAACCAATGAACTGTCATACATGTCATTCCATAAAGCTAAGCCTTGATTCCAACAATACCTACGATAATCACATAGATCATCAAGAACCTTTTTCATGGTTTGATTTGGGTAAAGCCTTACCTTTTGAACTCGGATCATTATTTTCACCTCTTTTCTTCTACAAGCGAAGTTTAACTTTAATGTTTTTAGAAGTCAAGGTGAAATTTGCAGATTCTAACTGTAATACCTAATCTTTTAGTCATTCCTTTTGGTTTTAACATTGCCCTAATAAATCGCCTACATTTATTCTTTCTACGATTTAAATATAGCATATGTTTCTATATCATTCTATATAGTTCTGCATTTTTATTAACAGTTACCTCACTCTTTAACCTTATACTGAAGCTGGGCTTGCTGGAGTAGCTGAACTGGCAGGGCTAGAAGCTGGGCTTGCTGGAGTAGCTGATGTAGGCTCATTACTTTCTGCTGGTTGACTAGAGGCTGGTTCTGGAGCAGGGGCGGGTTTAGCTGTAACTTCTACATTTTGGGTTAACTTAGCCCCACCGTCTGCTGATGTCCAATTAAAGGTAGTTCTACCCGCTTTAACTAGATGAGCAGAAAATGCGTGCTTAGCGTCATCCCACTTAATAGTAGCAATACTTTCATCTGCACTAACAGCACTAACAGTATTATTAGTAACATCACTTGGATTAATGCTAGTAACTGTAACATTTAAGTCGTCACCTTCGGTACCTGTAATAGTATCTGGGGCTAAGGTGAAACTTTCCATTAGAATAGCTAAAGTATTAAAGTCTGGGACATTAATTTTATCACTAGTATCCCCATTTTCCTTAACCCAAGCTACTGTGTATGAACCGTCTGGATAATCAGTATTAGGAATTAAATCAGTAATCTCTACCTGTTTAGCTCCCTTTTCTCCAGTAGCAATTACTCTATTATCTTTGTCATAAATTACTAAGTGTTCGTTTGTTCTATCTTCCATTTACTCGTACCCTCCTAATTTACTTTAATTGTAGCTGAATTATTCTTGCTAACTACAGTTACTTCTTCTGGGGCTTCTGGTTTAGGTCTTACTTCTACAGATAGGTCAAAAGTAGCTCCGCCACCGTCTAAAGCAGTAAATACAATATCTGTTTCTCCTTCTTTTACAAAGTTAATATCATAAGTACCCCGTTGACTATTATACTTAGCGAGGGCAATATCTTCGTCTTTACTTTCTGCTTTAACATTAACATTAGAAGTATTAGTTGGCTTGTAGTTACCCGGAAGAACAGACTTAACTTCGCCTTCTACACCACTAATCTCTTTACCTACGTCAATATCAAAACTTTCCATAATGACGGGTTTAGTTCTAAAGCTGGTAGTTGCATCCGCCCGCTACCATTACCTTGTTCACTGTAGTAAGCAACACTATAAGATCCTGCTGGATAAAACGTGTCAGGCTGAAGACCAGTGATTACAACTTTGTTTTCACCAGCTTTACCAATACCAATTTTGTCAGGAGACTCTAAGCCCTTAAAAGCGACCATACGCTGTTTGGTTCGATCCCCAGACATGATAAATTTTGGTTCATACTGAAAAGGTAGCATCGAATTTTCCTTTCATTTTATTACTTTTATTTATCTGTACTTACTGTTACTGATTTAGCCTTTGGATCTACGGTTGGGCTTTGTGGGGCTGATAGTTTAGCTGGTTGGACTGGGGCAGATTCGCCATTTTCTTTTAAGTCAGCTACTAATTCAGCAAAGGTTACTAAGCGTGAGTCATAGCCAGCAATATTGTAAGTACCATGAATATGAGCTTCTAGGGCTTCTAACATAGGTTGACCAGCGTCTGTACCATAGTACTTAGATTTGCGTAATACGTGGTAAGCCTCAAATGGTTGTTGTTCTTTATGATCTTGTTTCCAGATAATTTCTTTCTTATCTGCATCAGTTGTAACAACTAATTCACCCTTAGTTGGGTCACTAGCTTGTTCTAGCTTTTTGAGACGGTAGATGTCTGTACCAACAATTCCAAAGATTAATACATCTGCACCACGTAGGTCAAATAAGTTCCCAAAGTCAGTAACATCTTTAATAACGATAAACTTCTTATTTAAGTCACTGGCCTTTACCTTACTTGCCTTTACAATTAAATCTCTTAAAGCGTCATTACGAGCCTTTTCTGCTTTTTCTGCGGAATGTAATTCCATGTTATTTCATCCTCTCTTTTGTTATCTTTTTCTAATATAGTTACTTTTAACCTAATTATTAAAATTTGATTAAAGATAAGCTTTCATTAATTTAACTAGAGTACCATATTCTTTTTCTAATTCACTCTTATTTAAGTGGTATTGTTCTTTTACTTTATCCTTTGCCTCTTTAGCTGTTAATCCGTCTTTAGCAATATAATCTACTAATGAATGTAATTCAGGGTCATTATATCCTTGGAGTTTAAAAGCAGAATGAATTTCAGCTAAGCTGTTATCCATTTCATTGGTATTAGGTGTATCAATAGCCTCTGAAACAATTCCTCGAACTTTACCATCCTTACGCTGAACTCGATTGTACTTACTCTTACGTGAATAACTAAAGGTAACAGGGGCTTTTCCATATTGCAAATCTGCTATCTCTTCGACACTCTTATTACCATCTTTTAGAGGCGTAATATGGGACTTATAGTCTTGAATAGAATCTAAGTAGCTTCCTCTAATTCTTGTAGGAAGCATTTTAGCTATATAGCCCGGAAAGTCCATTCCGTTGCTCATATCAAATTCTCTTACAAGGTCAATAAATACCTCAGTAATGTAAGCATATAAATCTTGTCTTTCTGCATAGGTCATATTAATGTTACCGAACCTACGTCCCATGTTATGAATTAAGTTAGAATATTGTTTAATTAATTGTTCGTAGTCCCTTACAAAAGTAATGTTATGGTTGCTGTTACCAATATAAACACCGTTTAAGCTATTAAATACATTTTTGTTATCAGTATTATATCCAGTAATCCGATCTTTTTTATTAATCTTTTTTCTTGCCATTAAACGTAAAAATTCTCCTCTCTACTAATTATTTTAAAGTAAAGGAAGAATAAATAAATTTATGTATAGTAAAAAGACAGCTACAATTGTAACTGTCCTCTTGCTTAATCATATAATGATGATCCGTCTTCCCAACAAGACCTATCATCAAAGTCATGACAAATTAAAGAATTGTAAGTAATTGTATAAGGCATTTTTTCACCTGTTGCTTTGTTTAATACATAACCATAAACAAAGTGAGGATAAAGTTTAGTAAAGGTAACTTTAGTTGCAGAGTCTGGAACATAGATATTATGTTCAACAATCAAAGCTTGTTCACCGTTTTCAATATGCTTACGTAACTTTTCTTTAATAACACTAACTTGATCAATCAAGCCATTACTTAAATTTGTCATTAGCACCGTCCTTTAGCAAATTATATTGTTTCAGTACCTTAAGTACTTCTCTCTTTAGATCTTCAGTGTAGTGGCTTCCCTTATATGGTATACGTATTAATTGTACACCATGTTTCTTACAAAGAATATCTTTATTTTTATCTCTTAATTTATTTTTTATAAGGTTATTATTAAAATAGTTGATGTTTTTAGAGTGTTGTAAACCGTCTATCTCTATGGCAATTTTTTTGTCTGGGAAATAGAAGTCTAAATGTTGGGGGCCTTTATATCGAAGCCACCAAAAATGTTGATGGTATTTATAATTAACCTTTAATTGATCCAACAAGTGTCTTACAATAGGTTCTGAATTAGTACGACTAGCCGTTCCACATCTATCACATCCATAACCACTTAATAGATTATTAGGAGTTGTTTCCCATATATGACCACATTTTAAGTGCTTAATTTCTAACTTAGTAAATCTATTAATATAAGTCCCTAATACTAGATATATCCCGGACCCATATTTTAAGTCTAAATCTTTTTGAAAGTCTGCTGTAGTTTTTTTATATGCTTTATGTTGTATAGGACATCTATTACCTCTAATAAAGTCCCTAGGGCGCACCCAATATACATATCCACATTTATTATGTTTAATCTTAATTTTTGTACCCGAATTTACATAGATTCCTAATACACTATATTCGTCCCCAGTAAGATCCTTTACTTTTTCCTTAAACCAAGTGGTTGTATGGGTTCTATCAGCTCTTGCACACTTTGAACATCTACTACCCGCTAAGAATGATTGAGGATTAACCCAATATACATATCCACATTTATTATGTTTAATCTTAATTTTAGTGCGAGCATTTTTATAAGGAGTAATAATGGTATACTCATTGCCTACTTCTTGGTAGAATTCTTTAGCATATTCGTCAGCACTTTTTGTTTTAGTCTTTGAAATCCTTTTTGGCGCACACTTTGGGCAACGAGTACCATTATAAAAATTAGACGGGAGTACTTGATATACGTATCCACACTTATTGTGCTTTAATGTCACTTTAGTAGTTCGATTAATATATTCACCAATAAGACTATAATCGTTACCTACTAAATTATATATTTTTTGTTTAAATTCTGCCGTAGTTAGCCTTTTACTCATGGTGTTAATACAAATATAGCCACAGCTTAGTGTGACTATTTCCTTTCTATTAAATTAAGTCCTTAACTTCATTAGCAATATCATCTGGAATATTACCTGCTTGTAGTTCTTCTTTAAAGTGCTTGTAATTATAGTGTTGCTGTTCTTCGGGTAATTGTTCTTGTTGTTGTACATAGTAAGCACGTAGCCCTTTAATCATAGGGAAGTCTTGTTCGTGCATGAATAGGCTTGTGTTAAATAAAGGTGGGTAGCACTTAGGGAAATACATTAACAACAAGCGTTGCCAGATTTCATCTCTAATGGCTTGATTTTCTGGTTTCTTTAACTTTTGTACTAAGTTATATACATTACTACCCTTAATTTCGTCCCCATTATCGTTAACATACTTAGGAGAACGTCCCGTAGTAATAAGGCCATTTTCTTGGGCAGAGTTTACTAAGTTATACTCAAAGTCATAACCAGATTCACCAATAATACACATGGTAAAGTCAGAACCCCAGTTATCACCGACTTTAGACTTAACAACCTTAACTCTAGTAGTAGTACCAATTGGCTCTGTATCTGTAGATTTAGCTTTAAGCTTACCAGATTGGGCAAGGCTAATATTAGTAGATAAAAGGTGTTCCCAGCCTTTACCTCCTACAGTTTTAACAGACGCATAACGGGGATTCATAGCATTAAAATCATCACGGGCTTGATTAATCGCCAGTAAAGTACCATTGTTATGAATAAGGTTAACCTGTAGCTTACGTCCTACAGTCGCAAGAGCCTTAGCTTGTTGACCTACAACTTGATTACCTAATTCCGTATTAGTTTGCATTTCAGAATCAGAGATAGCCACACTATCCCAGATAAATAATACTTGTTGATTAGGGTCAGCTTCATAAACTTTTGCTAGTGTATCAATAATAGTTTTACCAATCTCTTCAATAGATAATTCTTGCATGGTCCCATCTTTTTTACGGGTAGTGGTATATGTAAGAACTTTAGAAGTATCGACACCAAGAGCTTCAAGACGAGAATTATTTTGTGTACCTTCTAAGTCAAAGTAAACTACAATGGCTCCCATCTTAATTGCGTTTTTCATAACATTGCCAGAGAAGGTACTTTTACCAGACGAGGGTTTCCCGAAAGCTTGAGAAACTCTACCGGAAGCCGGAACACCACCTACCATATTATAATCAAAGACAGGGATTAAAGTTGGGTACCAGTCCATAATTTCACCACTGTCTGTTTGATTAAAGGTAGTGAGCTTAGGATCTTTATTAAGTTCTCCAATAATATCATTAATTTTAGACAAGGCAATCTCTCCTTATTACTTTAAGTTAGCTAAGAATGAGTCAACATCAGAACTAGCATTTAAGTTAGCTAATGGATCTGGTGTTATATTCATTTGTGGTTGTTGAGCAGGGGTAGTTGGTTGTACTGGAGCTTGACTAGCTGGTGCGGGTTCTTGCATATCAGCAGGGCTAGGGAAAGGCATACTCAAATCGCCTTCTGAGGTGTCTGTAGTAGGTTGTGAGAACGGATTAGTGAAATCCCCTTGTTCTGGTGTAGAAGAGCTTACAGGAGCTTGTGTTGATTGTGGTGCTGGTTGCGCTGGGGCTGTAGGTTGAGTAAAGTTAGAAGCAGGTTGACCAGTCATGTTAGCAACAACATCTACTTTTTGTGGTTGGGGTTGATTATTCATAGGTGCTTGTGGAGCTGGTTGACCAGTCGTAGGGGCTTGGTTATTAGTAGGAGCAGAAGAGGTTTGACTTTGACTAGGGAATGGTAAATCGTTTGCACCTACTTGTGGGGTTGGGTTAAAGTTAGCACCTGTAGCATATGGGTTAGAACTTACTTGAGCCATTTGTGTGTTGTAGGATTGGGTAAGTTGCTTAAGGACGATTTGGTAGAAGTTAGGATCAGACTCGATTAAAGGCTTAGCTTCCTTTTCAATATCATCTACATACTTCATATTACCTTGAGCATCACGTTCTAAGTAGTTAAAGTTCATAGCAGGTAAGATCATAGCTTGGTTAACACTAGCATTCCAACTACCTACACCACCATTAGGAGCGTCAACAAACTTAGCGCTAACAGGCATTGTTTCTTTAGCAGTCATGAATTGTGCTTGATCAGTAAACATTGGTTGACCAGTTCGTGCATTCATGTAAGGCATTTCTGGAGTAAGTAATGAGGAAATAGCATACATACCAGAGTAGCTAATTTGATAAGCTTCTACAGCAGGACGACCTTGATTATCTACTGCTTGAGCATAAGTACCGTTTTGATTAGTAACAGGAACACCAAGGAAGTAAGTACGAGTACGAATAGATAGTGGGAAACGTCCAGAAGCTAATTTAATAGTATCTACTGCATAACCTTTTTCATCTTTAGCACCCTTGTCTTTATTAAATTGAATAACCGTATTAAGGAGCTTAGCTAATTGATCGTTTGGGTTGTTAGGATCAACAATAACTGGTAATGCTGTAACACTGCCATCTTTCTTAGTAAAACTAACCCATGCTTCACGGAATTGAACAAAAGGAAATCCTCCATTTTCTAATGGTAAGATACGACCAAAAAATGCTTGCTTTTTGCCAAGGGTAGTAGGACGAAAGTTGTTTTCGTTGCTGTTTGAGTTAAGTTGATTAATTGCGTCTGCGAAATTCATTGCCATTAGTTGTTTCCTCCGTTGTTCTTTTCTTCTGTATCATCTTCATTTAAGGTGTCATACATAGCACCAATAGTTTCTAGTAGTCCTTTTTTAGAAAGACCATAACGTTGCATAGTGTTTACAAAGCCTACTGTAAAGTCACTTAGCATATCACTAGCATTTTTACCCTGTTTAGGATAATCTTCAAACAAAACATTAGTTAAAAGATTGCCCTTATTGTCGTCTTTACTAACAACGACAATTCTGCGTTCTTTTTCCATTAAGCTACCCCTTTCACTCGTTTATCATGCAGTCGGTTAAACTCATTAAGACTTAATTTTCCTAGGTTAACAAGCTCATTTTCAATCTTATCTAAGATCATATTTTTATCATCTACATTATTAACAAAATCCACATTATCTAAATCTAATTTAAGAACTGGGGTATTACCATAAGAATTATACCAGTCTCGGTAGATGTTCCATACAGACTTATAATACTCTGTTAGCTTAGGGTCTGTAGTTTCCATTTCCCGCCCACGTTTAGCAATATTACTCAGCATTTGTTCAAATGGTGCTTCGAGATAAATAATTAAATCGGGACCCATGAAAGGATGACCAGCTACGTTACGTTGCATAATGTTATTAAGGCGTAAGTAATCCTTATAAAGAATCTCTGGAAATTCACCACGATTATAAAGATTATGACTCATAATCCCGTCACTAATAAGTGAGGAGTCATAGACAGTATTTGTAATACCTTCTAGCCCTAAATGAACACCTTCCATAAGTTGCTCATATCGGTAATCCAGAAATTCAATCTGAACTACGAATGATTTAAGCTCTCGTGAAATCTTACCGTCTTCATAAAAACTATTTAATAATGGAATCTTTTCTGGTTCTTCTAAAAATGCAGGTGTACCTAAATCCTTAGATAAAATCTTAGCTAAACTTGTCTTACCGATACCGATCGGTGCGTTAATATAAATAATTAAAATCCACTCCCTGTTTCTAATACAAGATATTACCTGTTATTTATTTTCAAGACTAATTATAAACAATACATAGTAGCCTAACAAGTCTTGTATAGTATCTGCGAGGGATTCATCTTTTACTTTGACTGTTTTGTTACTATTAATTAGATTATCTAGTCGATTACACTTGTCTAAAATTCGCACTGAAAACGCTGGAATAGCACCTAGAATATCTGCTACCTTTTGATAGCTAGAACCATAATCATGGTTTTTCTTAATTAGCAACTTTTTAGTAGCAGTAGTAATAGCACTTAAAGCATTTACGAAAGTGAATTATCTCTGTCTGGTAAAATTCCTTTGTAAGCTAGGGCATAAATAAAGCCTCGGGAACAATAATCTTTAATCATTTCAACCTGTTGATATTCTTTAAAAGTATCTTGTTGAAGATCTCGCACTAGGGTTTTACCTTCTTCACTTATTAACTTAGCAACTAGATTATCAACATTTCCTACATGACGATTAAGCACTAACTGTTCAGAGTCTTTTAAATCTAGGGTTAAGCTATAAATATTATTACAAATATCTTTTACTTTAGTTTCAAAATTATTAGCCATTAAATCCTCCTTGTGGGATCATTTTTTGCTGTTGTCGTTGGTTAGCACTAATGCTTTGCATCATATCAGCTTTATTTTCAATTGCCTTGGTTAACCAGTTAAGACATCTAAATTGATAATCAGCTAGATTTCGTTGCTTACTCAATTCAACATATTTAGGATCAGATTGAATTGCCGTAGCAAGCATAGACTCGGGTGGTTTACGTCCACCATTAAACTTTTTTAAGTTTTCGTCTTGCACGTATTGGATATATAGAGTTCCCTTTAGAGCATCTAATTGTGTATCTAAGTCTTTAGCCTCTAATCGTTTACGCTCTGCAAGTCTAGCCACTAAGTAATAGATATTGGGGTTGTTTTGCATTTCTTCAACTAATTTATTAGTATCAAAATTAAGAATCTGTTCTGGTACTAAAGTTTTAAGTTCCCCATTCATGTCTACATATTGTAGAGGACGCAGGGCATCCTTGATAATATCCGCTGTCATATTTACACTTCCTCTCCTTCATCCGCATAGCTAATTAAGCAACCATTACGATAATAAGTATTCTGTTTACTTAAAGCATAACGAATGCTAGATTCTGGAACGTTAATATAACGAGCAGTTTCTCGAATACTAGGATAATAGAAGTCTTGTCCTTGAAACGTTACCTTAACTTTCTTAGGGTTGTTCTTTTCACCATATGGAATAGGGGCAGTTTGTGCTTTAACCCATTCCATTACTTTATCTAATTTAGATTGAGCAACCTTGAATTCTTGCATTACTGCGCACTCATTCATGTGTCTGTCTTCCTTTCTGCTCAAGGGTTTACGCATTTCTGCGTATCTAATCTTGCGCACCTCTTATTATGAACTAAAAGTGTAAGGATTGCAATAGAAAAAATAAAAAAGACAGGCTAAATTAACCCGTCTAGTATTGGTGGCTATCTTCTATTTCTTTTAATTGCTTAAGGGCTTTAAACTTAAACCGAAGTCTTTTTGGTACTGTTACATATTTTGAACCCTTACCCATTCCTCGGTAGTGTTTGTGACTAGGGCGAATGGTAGGTTCAATAATAAACAACTTACCAATTTTAATTCGTTGTTCTGTGTCTAAACCATAGGCAATTACTTCTGATTGAAGATTGAGTACCTTTTGTATATCTTTTAACTTTAAGCTAGGATCTCTGAACTTAATTAACCTAGCTAAATCTGTTGTATTAAGTGTTTCCACATCTTTTTTCATTTTAGTTCGTCCTTATAACATATTAGACAACGAATGATATAAGGTCTATTTATATTTCTTAATTAAATACTTACTTAGTTTTTGGTGTTCTAATTCACTAGAGTAGCTAAGATAAAGCTGGATCGTCCAGCGGGCTAAGATTTCATGCAGGGTGTCAAAATAAGCCTCTTTGAAGTCTTGGGTAGCGTCATCGTTAAATTCAAGATAAACCCGATCTGCAATGAATCTAGCATCTTCTATATCAAACAGCAAAGGAGTAATCCTTGTATCTTCTGTAATGTTTGGTACATAAATAGCGGTAGTCCCAACCTCAGAAGCAGTGTTCATATTATCTAATTCTGCTTGATTAAAGTTGTGAAGTCGATACATATAAATAACTTTTCGATTAGACCCAATAGCTAAAAAGACGCTCATTGGAATTAAATCATTAGTAATATAAATGATATGATCTTGACTCTTATATACTTTATGGTTAAGTAACAAGTCATCACTTGTACCATCAATTACATAATAGTGTTCTTGATCGTCATTTAGACAAGCTAAGACTTTTTCCTTGTTTTTAGCATTAACTTTTACATAATCACGTTTCTTATTATAAAAGTTTAGGTTTAATACCCGAAAAGTATTATCAATATTTAATTGTTTTTGTAAACGCAATTTAATTAACCTCGTCAATTAATTTATTTAAGTCCACTTCTTTATGCTCTATCTCATGAGTATTTAGGCTGTCCCAGTTAAAATTCTTATACTGCTGATACATAAAATCTGGGTCTAGGCTCATAAAGTTATCTAAAGTGGTAACAATCATATTATACCGATTAATGGTCTCTGTACGCTCTTGTGTATAGCTAATCATTGTAGCCAATACATTATCATGTCTTTAGCTAAAACTTGATATACGCTTGCTTTGAAAGGAATAGAGCATAGTCATTTTCTCGCTTAATATGAATAATTAAACATGGTACTGTATGACCAACTCCACCTAGTCTGCTAGAATCTGTGGTTACTTGTTCCATAAAACTAGGAATTTCACCATTAGAATTAAAGAATTGAGTAAACTTAACTGAGTCATGATTCTTTAGTTCATAATTAAAGATACTCATTGGATGATCTGCCGGGAAGAATAAGTCACCAACAAAACCCATATTCCCTGTTTGATCAGAATGGTTGTACTGGGTTTCAATTCCTCTTGTTGCCCCAGAATAAGCAGTACGGCTTACATTAGTCTTATAGTGTAATGAAAACTCCTTGGCTATCTTTCTTTCAAAATTCTTGCCTTTAGATTGCCTTCCCGACCCGTCCATTTATTATCACCTTGTTTATTATAATATAGTTTTGTTTATTAATAAAAAAGACTAACATAATTGTTAGCCTAATCATATTAATCATACATCATTTTTAAGTTATTAAATAGCTTGACTTTTTCTCTTACGTCTGGATCATAGATTGCCCGTTGAGTAATAAGTGGGTCAAGATGACTAATGTAAGTCTTGTTTTCCTTATAGGACTTTTTAGCTAGTTTATTTAACTTCATAAATTGGTCTTGCTTATCCTTATTAGTATCAATATCTTCGGACTCTGCTAAGTCTCTTAATTGCTTAATAACCTTTAATTTAATTAAAGCTGGTTCTTTCTTAAACATATAAAGATGATCCTCGTCTTCGTCTTTAACAACTAAAATACCTAATTTGTCCTCTTTTACTAATTTAGCCATGTAAGAGTCATAATCAATTTCATCTTTTAAGTTATTGCTTACACTTTCTAGTCCCTCAAGACTTAGTACATAAGAACGAACTACACTCTTAAATAGGGCTGGGTTTAATTCCTTATCATACATAACAACACTAATCTTCTGATCTTGAATATTAACAAAAGATTCTTCAAAAACGTTAACTAATTCAGCTTGATTATCTGCTACGTCACTCTCTGAAATTCCAGCTAAAGGAGCTAAGCCAAACTCTTTATTTAAAGTCTTTACCGTATATACAGTTACGTTCCCAGTATTAACAGCTTTCTTTAATTGAGTAAAGCCAACTTCACCTAAAGCCTTTTTAAGGTCTGCTACACTCATTACTTACCTTCCTTTAAGTCTGCTACTTGTTGCTTGAATGATTCCTGCATCTTTTCACTAGCTTTACGGTTAGCCTTATCCAATTCCTTATGAGCATCCGCCCAGATCTTATCAATTGTCTTTTCATCTAAGCCATTCTTTTGCATTGACTTATCTAACGCAATTGCAGTTAAACTAGCCCGTTGATTAATTGCAGATAATTGTTGACTAAGTGGTGAATTAACAAGATCGATTACATCTAATACTTCTTCCATTGTTAAACGCTTCTTGAGCAAGGTTTCAGCACTAGTCTGTTCTAACTTAGTCATTGGCATTGGTAGTTGTTTATGAACCTTAATTGCATTTAGAATTTGTACTTTACTTAGAGCTGATTTTACCATTATTTTCTTCCTCCCAAATTTGTTGAGCAATTCTGCTTACTTCATTTAATTCTTTTTCACTAATAATATGTTTTTTAACTAATAAGGTAGCTAGACTAGAAAACAAGTCCGCAGTATAGTTATTAGCTTGCTGGGCCTCACCCGTTACTTTATTAGCTAAATCTTTTAATGCTTCATAGGCTTCCTTATAGGAAACAGGGTCATTATTATGCTGAGTAACTGTTTCTGTTGGTAGCTTACCATCATGCTTAACTAATTCCATTAACCGGATATAATCTTGAAAGCTTAAAGTGCTTAAATTTCTTACGTCCGGTAAGTCTCTTTTCATTTTCTTTTCTCACCTCTTACTAGATACAGTAATGATTGTAGATTAACAGGTTGAGCCTTGTCTAACAATTCTTTAACTATTGTACTACCTAAATCATTAGCATCTTTATCTTTATAGGGATTTACAACTAAATATATCCGGTCTAGGCTAATTCTTTGCTTTAGTCGATCTATTAACTTAATTTCTTCTTTCATAGCATCATTATCTAAAAATACATAAAAGTACTTAGGGTTAGCTTTAAGCATGAGATTAATCTGGTCATCTGTAATTGCCTTACCTAAAGTAGCAACTCCTACATAATCAGCTACAGTCGAACTAATTGCATTAAAAATACCTTCGCAGATAACCATTTTGTCTTTTACATGATTAAGATTAAAAACAACATCTTTCCTAGAATATTCATTGTCCTTAGCCAGTGCATTAAAAGACTTGATAAATGGATTAGGTTCAATACTTCTAGTACTCCAATAAATAACATCATTATTAAGACCATAAGTTGGGAAGATAATACTATTACTAATAGTCATATCCTTATCTTGGGTTTTGATAGTACCGGAGGTAAGATACCCTAGATTATATTTATATATTTGTTGTAATGTAATTCCACGATTTTTAAGATACCATAAATAGGGATAAGACTCGGGATTATTAAGATTATCTCTTAATAGCTTAGTATTAGTAGGAAAAGCAGGACACTTTTTTCCTGCTTGTTTTTGCTTTTCTACTTTAGTGTTAAGAGCAACTAAGCGACTTAAAAGTGTTTCGTTATCAACCGGCTCTACTTTAGGAATAGCAAAGTCTTCATCTTTTAACATATCACTAGCTTCTTTATAGGAAACATCATAATATTGCATAAAAAAGCTGATTGGGCTGTTACCACGAGACTCACACTTAAAACAGATAAATTGACCTTTAGGAGAGATATAGAGCTTTTTATCATGCTCTCCACAAAAAGGACAATCTAAATGAACTTCACTCGTTGCAGTTTCTTGGTAATCTTCATTAACACAGTTAACAATAATTTGTTGTTCCCGAGTCATAATTTCACCTATCTTACGTTATCTTCATACATGATCTTAGCTACCTTTCTTTGATATTGGTTCATTCTAAATCCCATTCCAAGATCACTTAACATTGTCATTTCTTCTTTGGTTGCAAACTTTGTTGGGTTGGACTCAAGGGCGTTTGGGTTAACTCCCTCTTCGTGTTCTCGTTTAATAATCTTTTGTTCAATATCATCTAAAGTTTGGCTTAATAGTAAATAGTTTCTTTGTACATCTTGTAAAGTATAGAAACTATCCCAAGTCTTTAGACCTATTGACTTTAACTTAGTAGTAATTCCTAGGTTAAACATATACATAGATTTATCTGTACCGAGTTCGTCTTTTTTATATTCATAATAATTATGTAAGAAATGGTGATTATCCTTAAACCGCTCTTGAATATCCTTAGGTGCAATTGGATCAACCTTTAACATAATATTATGGAACATCGATACATAATAATAATCAAAATAAAAAGACAACGGATACCAATACATACCATATTCAGCAGGAATATAGGCAACCTCAAGATTGCCTTGGCTTGATTGGCACTTTGCAACAATATAAATCCGTCCGTCTTTTTTAGTAGCCTTAATTTTAAGACCGTTAGTATTTACTAAATCGAGCATTAATAAACTAAAAACCCCTTATATCAAAGTATAGGTCTATTTTAAACCCATTCGATACAAGAGGTCAAGTAACCTTTAAAAGATTAATTATTAACTAGTTTCGAAGTGTTGTCAACCTTTTTAACTAATAATTGATTATCAATATTATCATTAAACTTCATATCATCATTATGAGAAACAATAATAATATTACCTACGCTTTGCTTTAAGTCACTTAATACATTAATAACGCTATCAATCCCCGCCTTATCTAATGAATCAAACACCTCATCAAATACCACTAAATTAAGTCCACCAATTTGTGATTTAAGATAGTTCATAAAAGCAAGGTTAAGAGCGATCCCAATTCGGCGCTTTTCACCAGAAGATAAATCTTGATAATTACTACCAGAAACACTAGAGTCAACGTCTAGGCTAATTTGTTCATTAACCTTACCAGACTTAGTAGTAGTCTTATTATTAAGAGCTACGGTCATTGTATTATTAGTCAATACTTTTAAGATCTTTTCTAATTGATCGTTAAGATAAGGAATAACTAAAGATAGGGCTTGAGCTTTAACACCTCGATCTGAATAAACCTTAGTAAGCTTTTCAAAATCCTCTTGGGCTGATTGTTGCTTGTATAGGTCTACTTCTGTTTCCTTAATCTGTTTTTCAATTCCAGCAGTATCTAATTGCTTTGGCTTTTCAATTGGTGTCTGTGCTTGCTCTAGTTCAGTCTTTAACTGGTTGATGTCATTATTAAGACGATTAATTTCATTTACTAGATTTTCTTGCTCATTGAGCTTTTGTTGAGCCACATTAAGAGCATTGGTTAGCTTGCGGTACTGTTCCTGTTGCTTAGAAGCCTGCTCCTGCTCTTCTTTAGCGAGTTTAGCATAATTGTCCACGTCTTGGTTAAGAGCGCTTAGACGGGGTGAGAGAGACTTATATGAGGTCATAAGCTCATTAGCTTTCTTATTCATATTGTTTAGCTCTAATTGCTTATGTTCTGCGTCTAATACATTTCCACACCAATTACATACTGCATTCTCTGAGTTTTGCAATTGCTTATATTGAGCAGATAAGTCAGTAAGCTGTTTCTTAATATTTTCCTGCTGTAATTCAATATTCTTTTGTTGAGCCTGTGCAGTTTGGAGCTTATTAGCATATTCATTACTATGTGTAAAGTTAAAAGCTGATACCTGTTGTTGATAAGTGTTATATTCTGTTTTAACAGACTCATGAATTGTTGGATTGTAGTTAAGCGAATCTAGCTTAGTTTTTCTTAAACTAATTTGATTTTCAAGATTATCAGCCTGTTGCTTTTGCATAGCTACAGATTGCTCATACTGACGTTGTAAGGCTGTTTGGCTATCCATTAATGTATCTAGTCGTTCTAGTTCTTTTTTGTCCTCTACGAGCTTGCTAGAAGATTCTTTGCTATCTTCTTTAACCAACTGTAACGCTTGCTTATAAATATTAGTATTAGTAAGTTCTTCTAAAATCTCCTTACGGTGCTTATCTGTAGCACTAATGAATGTATTAAGCTTTTCAGGACTAAAAATAACAGAGTTAAGTAAAGTATCAAAACCAAAGCCCAAAGTAGCTACAATCTCTTTATCTGTTTCCTTATTAGTCGATAGAGTAACGTCTTTACCGTCTCGATACATGATTACCTTATTCTTAAATTCTTTATCCTTACGGTAACGAGTAATCTCATATTCATGACCAAAATGGGTAAATACTACTTTAGCAAAACAGTCTTTACCTACGTCATTCTTAATCACTTCATCACTTTTAGCACCGTCTGGAGTTTCACCATAAAGAGCATAAATCATCGCATAGATAATCGAACTTTTTCCAGATCCATTTGTCCTCTCACTATCAATACCGGTGTTTTGACCATTAAGCAGAGTTAATCCTAGATCATTTAATTCAAGCTTAAAGTGGCTAAAACTACGAAAATTTTGAGCTTCAATTGTTTTTATCCTCATTATTATACTTCCTTTTATTTATTTATTAGGGCTAATAGCATCATTAATTGTTTGAATTAATTCTGCGTTTTTATCTATTTTATTACTAGGACGTGAATGAGTTGTATTTGATTCATCTAAAGTAGCTAAGTGATCTGCTTGTTCATCTTTTGACTCGGGGTGCAGACGCATAGACTTTAAGTCATAGTGTAAGTACATAAAGTTATCATCAAAACCAAAGTTATTACGAACCTTATCTAAATAAAGTCTAATGTAACCTTTCTTATATTCTTCTGGCGTTGAGTTCAAAGTAGCACCAAAGGCAATTGTGTTCTTCTTACGATATGAACCTTCTACATTTTCCATGGTCTTAATTTCAGCAATCCCCGAACCACGATTAAGCTGAGAAGCAGTAAAGATTAGAGTATCTGTTTCTTGAGCTAGGCGAACTAAATCTTGGTAAAGCAATTCTCCCGCTTGTGCTTCATTGTCAGAATATTGTTTCTTAATAAGCAAATCAGCATAGTCAAGGATAACTACCTCAATCTTAGTTTGTTTTTCCCGCTCTACCTTATTAATTACCTGTCTCACGTCATCTACCGTCCATGTTAATGGAGTAGACTTTGCATAATAAACATTTCCTACCATTTGATTTTCATTTACTTTACTGTAGTAGTTATGAACTCGTTCCTTATAGTCTTCTCTAATTTCACCATCAGGAGTAAATACATCATGTATATCAGAATTAGTAATAATCCGGTCAAAACGTAAAATCTGATCGGTATTTAATTCTTCTAGTGTAATATGTAAAACATTATGGTGAGCAACCATTGAATAATAATAAGTAAGATTGGATAAGAAACTACTTTTACCCCGTCCAGACGGAGCGTTAATAACTGCAATTTGTCCTGTTTCCAATCCCCCACCAGTAACAACGTCTAATGGATTTAAGCCAGACGATAACTTACGGTTACCAAACTCATCATAGATAGCTTCCTTACGAGCTAGATCTTTGAAAATATCAATAACTTCATAATCTGTTCCTGTAAGCTTGATTTCATTAATCTTAGCCATTCGCTTTTCTACCCGCTCTGATATATGATCAGATCCTTTAGTAGCTTCTTCAATAATGGCTTGATTACCTAATTGAGTATGCACATAATTCTCCAGCTCAGTAAGAACAACAGTATTATTATCCTCTTTAGCATTAATAAGATTAGACGTAGTTTGAAATAAACCATTTAATACATTGTCTGGAACAGTAGCATTACTTCTTTCTGCTTGTCTCTTTAGACGTTCTTCAACTTTTAAGTTAAGAGCATTTAGGCTTAAGGGTTCGTCTGTAGTTGCATAGTATTGGACTACAGTTTCAGCAATTAATTTATAAGTAGGATCTTTAATTAATACTCCCACATTACGTGACAATACATTCTTAGCAGTATGAGCACTATGGATTGATCTTATTAATAATTGCTCTTCTTTTTGGCGACTATCTAATTCCATTAAATTATTAATCCTCTCTGATTAAGATAATGGTAAGCATTGAATAGATACTTTAATTCATCTGGGTCTCGAAGCTCTATTTCATTATTAATTCCATAATAGTAATAGCCGTATTCCGTTACTCCTAAATGATGGCTTAGGGCTTCATGTGGCTCCTTACAAATCAAAAATATTACTGGTTCAAAATACTCCACACCATCTAATAATAACATATTATCCCACGTTTTATTAGATCGTTTTAGAAGCAATCTTCTAACTTTTTCCATTGAAACACTAATATAAGAAGTGTTACGATAGTCAAAAACTCTTTCTTTAAGATAAGTCTTTTCTTCACTATATAATTCCTTAATTGGAATTTTAAATAGCATATTAAGAGCCTTTAAGTAAAGGTTGTCTAAGGTAACATATAGGTTTTTATTAGTTAGTTTTCGGTATTTATCTTTTCCGTCATAAGCCTTTAGAATCATTTCTTGATTAAAGTTACCCAAAGGCATGAACGGGATAGTTTTACGTTTTCGATTAAGGTATAAATAGTAATCAAAAACGCTAGACATTAACCAGACGGGATTTTCTTGCAATTTTAAGCTTAAATCATAAAAATCATTCATAATCTGCTGATCTAACTCATTAGACTTAACAAAATAATTTACTATAGCTGTCTTATCTTCTGCTAAGGTGTAGTTAAAACAATCATAGGCTTGTCCTAGCAAGTAAACATAATCTTCTTTTAAATAGTTACACATTACATCACCAACTTGTTTTATTGATAACTCTACTATAACACTTTTAGTTAAATATTCAACTGTTTTTGTATAAAAAGATAAAAATAAAAAGAGAGGCAATAATTTTACCTCTCCTTTATTGTAAGTGGATGTGCCCTAAGATAGTTGGAATAAAGGCAATCAAAATAGGTAACCAGATCAAAGTCCATGTATTGTTCTTCTGCTGATTATCCTTTTCTAGCTGTTTACTCTTCTCTAGGGCTTCTTGTGCCTTATCCTGCGCTTTAGCAGAATCCTCTTCCACATCATCAATACGGGTATTAAAATCTTGCTTTAACTCATCAAACTTACGATTAGACTGATCTATCTTCTCATTTAATGAATTAATTTCAGTTTGAATAGACGCATTAGAGGATTTCAGTTCCATTAACAAGTTAAAGATTGTATCGTTATCTACCTGCATAGTAGATTTACCTTGATTATTGTCTCTACTTTCCGCCATTTTCAGATACTTGGTTAGTAGCTGGTTGACTTGCTTGGATATTATCTTTTCCTTGTTCTGGTACTGCTGGAGCTGGCTTTTCCACCATAGTGTTAGCACTTTTTAGTTGTCGAGGATCAGTAGATGTAGTAGGTTGGCTCACACTTCCATAAACCTGTTCTAAACGATCTTTTTGGGTAAACCAAGAACGTTCAATTTGTGCTTTAATTAAGCTTTCATCAACATCTGTAATACCTAAAGCTTTAAGCTGGCTATTAACAAAGTTAAGAGCATATTGGAATTGCTCATTACCAGTAAGTTGTTTTGTTAAACCAAGCTTTTCAGCTTCTACCACTGCCATGCTAACTAGGTTCTCAATCTTATATGCTTGTTCCCCTAGCTTATGATTATTAATCAGTTGTTGACCAATCCAGCCCATTACAACTGGAATTAATGCAATCGCAATTGCCATCAGTAAATCGTGCATTCTATTCTTCCTCTCTGATTATCAGTCAAGTCAGGTAAATCTAATCTGTGCTAGTTCTAATATAGGATATTTAAGGTAAAGAAAAAGTACCTAGTAATTAAACTAAGTACTTTCTAATTTATTATTTAATTACGTGTAACGTTATCCAAAGAAAGGCTATACATCGTACTTAAATACACCACTGAGCTTTCTTACTTTCGGACTTCTGAAGTTGCTAGAAGCATGAAGGTTAAGACGAACCTTAAACTGAGTAGCTAAATGATGTTGATCCGTTGCATTAGGAACAGTTGCTTGGAAGATATAACGAGTAAAGTAAGGACTAACTTGCTTAGTTGAGGTTGGTTTAGAACCACTAGAAGCGTCCTTATTTAGAGTTGTACTCTTTCCACCAGTCCTCGGGGAAGTTATACCAAGTATTACCACCATCTACCGAATACATAGGTAATACATAAGACTCCTCTGTCCCCGGATTAGGAATGTAGGCATCATATTGAATCTTAACCTTGTTAAAGGCGGCATCACCAGACTCATCTAAGTTAATAGATTCATAATGAGCCTTAGTACCAGTAAGAATAGAGGCTAAACTTAAAGATTCAGTAGTTAAAATAGGAGCAATGTATCTATCAGTAGTAAACTCAGCCATTAACTGAATAGCATAAGTGTTTTGGAATAAAGGCAAGTTCACCGTCAAGTTGTTGTGGATTGTTACTTGTTGTAATCTTAGGTACGGACGTAGTAGTAGTTCCCGGAACAGATACCACTTTATTGTTATTATTAACAACTAATGGTTTCCATTGTGTATTATTCAATACAGCAGTTAAGTTATTGCTACCATCGAGGTTAATATCTGATTGTTGAACTAGCTTAATATACCAGTGCATAGCAGTGTTTTGATAAGTTAAGAAGTTAGTCAAAGTAGCTAAACGGTCAATAGATGAAAGATAGGTGTTAGGGGTTGTTTCCTTGTAGTCCATATTAGGCCCCATATCAGTTTCTTTATCCCAAACTGTATTAGCAGATTGGTTAAAGTCAGACATAATAATTGGGTCAAAAACAACTTGACCATTATCTAAGAATTCAGCTACATTAACCCGGAACTTCAAACTAGAAGCACCATCAGCAGTCCAAGTCATACCATTGTTAGAAATGAATAGGTCACCATTTGAGTTAGGCGCTTTACCTAAAACGTCACCCACGTTAGCAGACACAGTAGATGTAATAGTGAAGTTTTGACCCGTTGCTTGTGGATCATCGTTATAGATAGCTTGATAGTTAGTGTTGTAACCAGTTTCAGACTTACCAGCGCTCATAACAGTTTCACCCTTAGTAGCCTTAAAGACAGTATATTCATTACTATCCGAAATAAGAACAACAGCATAACCTTCGTTAGCTTTAAGAGTAACTGGATCATCAAAAGTAATTCGAGTTGCAACACTACCGTCATTACTAATATGAATTTCTTCTGGATCTAGGTATTGTTCTGCTCTAACTACCCGGTTAGGGTATTGAGTATCTCCTAATTCCCGAATTTGAACAATTAATTGTGGTCTATGAGTTTCATTACTATTAGCACTAGCAGGCTTAGTCATAAAGTACAGGTCAATAGATGATAACTGTCTAGTTTCTTGTAGGTAGAATGATTGAGCCAGCGGATCCCAAAGGTTAACAGTATAAGTTTGTTTTTCAATAACATTAGTAGTTGTTCTAAGCGTACCATTAGCAGTGTAGTTTGTAGAGGCTACATCACCACTATTATTAACAATCTTAACTACACGAGTACCACAACGAATAGATCCACCCGGAATTACAAAGGTACCATGAATTTCACCTTTAGAATCAGTCTTGAAGGTATTAGCCTTAGCTCCTTTATAGTTGTCGTTTTCGGGGGTAGGTTCTTGAACTGGAGTACCATCAATCGTAATTGTGTAACCATCAGTTATAGGTCTAAAGTTAGTAGCCTTAAAAGTAATCTTCTTAGATCTCATGTATTCGACTAATGAGTCCGTAGTAGAAGTACCACCATCACCAATCATCCAACCTGTTTGGCCTAAGGTGTTACCAGAACCAGTATCAACAACTCCATTAAGCCCACCATAACGCATTAACTCTTGACCCGCTTGGTCAATGGCGTGTTGTTGCGCAGTACGACCATCATTATACCAGCCCCTGCTAGTATCACTCATGTGTCTCCACCACTTATTCATGTTAATCGTACCTTTATCAACACGCTTAAAGTCAGTAGTGGTCTTACTATCAATCCAATTATCAACAGCAGGATCAATAGTTAAATTACCATTAGCAGAAAAAATATTAAACTCATTAATATTAATAGCACCAGTGGCAATAGATTGACTAAGTGCCTCAACTTCATGATAAGGTGGACGAACTAACTTACCATGTAATGAAATATTAGAAAGAGCCTTGTTCATGTTAGGCGATAAGTCTGCCTTAGCTTGTGCTGGAATGGAAATTTCACCATTCTCAAAGTCATATGCAACATTACTATTAGTATCGTCACGGTTAGCAATTGTAGCGAAACTATCAGCAAAAGCGTCTTTTAGAACTACAGGGTCTTCTGAACGCTTGACATCAGATTGCATATAATTAAGAGCCATGTTGTACTCAGCATTATCTAAGCGGTGTCCCCATTGTTGCAATGACTCAAAAGTAATACGAGTAATTGTCTGCATAGTAAAGACAGCATTATGTGAATTAGGCTCAATATATACATAACCAAGTTCAAGCGTTAATGGGTCATTTACTACTGGAGGAGTAATAGAATTAAGTGGTCCCGGCTTGTCCCGGAATAACCTTAAACGGATTTGCTTGATCCATTGTAATTCTAATCATATCAATCCGAGCAGTAAAGTAGCTATAAGTAACATTAATTGTTGAACCTGGCAACTGGCTTAGCACCTTTCATACTATCAATATCAATAGAAGTAACACCATCTTGTACAACTACTCGATAGTCTGTACCTTCTTTAGCATTAGTAGCATAGTCATAGGTAATGTTATATCCTTGTCCGGGGGTAGGCAAGTCATTAGCATTAGGAAGAGGATTACCTTTAAGGTCCACACCCCAGTAAATAGTATTTCCTACGTAGGTGAAATCTTTTCCTTCTTCAAATTCTTTTGCATTATTCCAGATCTTACGAATGTAAGTAACATTCTTGCTAGTAAAGTTATCCTTAACGTCACTACCCGCACCACGTGCATGATTAATGGTTTCACGTGATGTATAAGTAACCCCAGCAACCTTTCTAACTGGTTGGTTAATTAATTGGTAATTTGAGCCATCGCCACGATAGTAGAAACCTTCGTTAGTTGCAGTACCTAATTGATTAGCAACGTCCAGCTTAATTGTAGTAGGTTCAGAAGTAGAGATACTATAACCTTGTACATAAGCTTGCCCGGCATCAATATCGAGCAAAATCTTGTTTGCGTCTGTCGGATCTTGTGCGCCTTTAGACGGATCTGGATTCTTTCTCAAGTGAGCTTCAAAACCATAAGAACGGAAAGAACCAGATTGGTCATAGGTACGTTTAGCTAAAATTGGTTCTAGGTTAGAATAATCTGGTTTAATTGCTCTTTGATTAAGAACGTTATCTTGGAATACTACAAAAGGTGTAGCACTGGCATCTTGATAGGTAAGAGCAACATTATAATGAAGTCGATCTGCTCCAGCCTCACCCTTAGTCACTGCACCGGGAGTATCATCAAGCAGGGAGGGGTCATCACTAGCTGTAACAATATTTTCATCGAGTCTTAAACCAATTTCTTCTCGACCAGTTCCCTTAATTGAAAAGTCTTGTTGGTCAAATTCTCGAACAGCACCGTTTAGGTAAACCCGACCAGACCTTACAGTATAATCTTTAATTCGTTCAGTATCAGAAGCAGTACCAGAGTCTTTAGAATTAATCTTCCAATCAGTAGCCTCATTACCATCTTCAATATAAAGCTTATCAATATTAACTTCAGCAGTATTAGAAGTTGGATCATAACCGGCATTAATTGCAAGTTTAAAACTAACAGAACCAGAGGCTTTTGTACGATACTTAACAACAAACTTATGTGAGCCATCATTAAGATTAACTTGGTTCCCATTAGTCAAAACTAGAGCAGAAGCATTAGTCAAATCTGAAATATTAGAGCTAATAGTGTTACCGTCTACAGTCCAGCTAATTAATTCTAGCTTACTGTCGTCACCTACTAAGTTAATCTTATTTAAATTACCCGAGTTCTTACTAATAGTAAAGCTTACTACTACGCCTAACCCCTGAGTAACGTTACCAGTAAAGTCAATAGAAGGAACATCAGTAGGTAAGTTACCCTCTGTTGTTACTGTAATTCTACCATCTCGAACATAGCCACCTGTTGAATATTTAGAATTATTAGCAAACAAACTAGCTACTGAGAATGAGTTTGGCATCTTAGTATCTGCTGTTGTTCGGTCTGGTTTTGGAATAATTTCCATACCAGAAATAATAGCCCCCTCTTGAAAGAGGGAATCACCTAGCATTTCTAGTTGATTGTTTTGAATACTTTGCAACTCGAGCAACTCTGAACTAAGTGCAGGTCTTCCGGGCGGAATAAAACCTTAGAAAATCTTTTAGAGAGGTTAAAGTGGTTTCCATAAGGTTGTTGGCTATCATCAATTGTTCCTGCCATATACTTTTATCATTCCTTTCTACTTAAGTTTTAATCTAAAACTGAATCATGTACTTCATAATCTTACGTTGTGTATTACCATAGGTTTCCATTGGTCTATTTTCATAGAAATACATATTACCCCAATTAGTAACATTTTGCTTTTGTGCTTCATGTTTTGACGGGGCATTATCTGCAATTGCTACATCTTCTGTTACACCGATTTGAGTAAAGCTAAACATTGGTAACTTAGCTACGTCTAAAGTACCAATTAAACAAACATAGTTAGCAGGTTGGAGTAGTTGGTTATTACTTAATACTTGGTCTGATCTAATAGTCTTCCACTTGCTACCCTTATAGATAACAAAATCGTCACCATCCGAAGCACTGTCTGGAACGTGTTCATCTGTCTTATAGCATAACACTAACCGATCAACCTTAACTACGGCTAATGGATTCTCAATCATAGTAGTAGTTACACTCTCAGGGCTAGGACTAGAAGGATCCGGCCAGTCTTTATCCCGACCTAATACAAAATAAAGATCACGTTTTTGGCTAAAATCAATAGCTTGGAGAACGTGTCCCATGTTAGTTTCAATTGCCAATTCTATTCACCCCTTACTTCTACACTCGTAGTAGATACGTAGAGCTGAATAGAAGCAGGAGGATTAGGAATGATAATATCGTCTGGTTTTGTAAAGTATTTCTTATGTAAGACTTGTGCCTCTTTTTCATCAATCCAGCCAAAATCTACAGCCTTATCGATGTACCATTCTTCCTTAAATACTCCTTTTTCATAACCCGCACACATCTGGTTATACCAATAATTGTCGTAAAATTCAGCTCTCATTACTTATCACTGTCCTTTGTTGGGTCTGGAGTGTCTGGGTTTGCTGAATTAACGTCTGCTGAGCTAGAGTCAGAACTAGCTGGTTGAGCTTGACTAGTTGCGTTAGCTGGACCCGGGTTCGTCCCATTAAACATATTCATCATATTAGATAATGTACCACCATCAGGACTTGCAGGTGCAGTAGACGAGCTATCAGCAGAACTAGCTGGGGTAGTTGGTTGAATTGAACTAGAATCTCCTGAAGTACTGTTATCACCTTTAGAAGCTGAAACTAAACCATTCAATTGTGCTTCAAGAGTATTAATCTTTTTAATTAGTGGATCATCACTTGATACAGTCCAGCTATTAGTATTCCAATCATAGCGAATACCACGATTTCCTAAACTAGCGTCTGGCATCGAAGTAACGATTGGTAACTGTACATGAGCATTTTCTGGTACAAATACAGGATAGTAGTAGTTACCATTTTCATCTGGATAATCTGTTGTCATATATGCTTGCGTAAACTTAACAACCATTTTAATTGCTCCTTTAATTTATTCTTTCTTAGTATACTAGAAAGTCTCTTTTGTCTTGCTTTAATATAGTTGAATCTAAAAAGACAGGGATTAACCTGTCTCTTAATCATCATATCTATCTTGTGTATATGCACCCATCTTAAATTGACCATCAATCGATCCCATTCTCATTACTCCAACACTATCGTCTTCATAATCAAAACCAAAGTAATCAACTGAAATAGATGACTGAGTATCAAACATAAACTTAACATACATAATTCCATTATTATTAAGGTAAGGTTTCAAGGTATTAAAACTAATCCGGTATAGCTTATATTTTGAACTTAATTCATAATCAGAAAACTTTACCCACATATTATTAATAAAATCATATACATAGAGGTGAATTGTTTGTTTACTGCCTATACCCTTAACTTTCATATAGGTAGCAAGAGTCTTAATTGGGAATTTATCTAATTTATTAAGTACTGCTTGCTTAGGAGTATTACCAGTTAAATTACCCCCTAAGAAAGTATAGAAGTCAATCCCCCACCAATACCTAAAGAGTTATAATCAAAGTCTTTTGATAAGTCATCTATTCTTGACATTGCATTATAATCTTGTAATGGTAGCATTTCTACAAATGATTTTGATTGTCCTGTATCTAAGGTTTGAGTTGGTTCGTAATCCTTTAAAACCTTACCAAGCCAAGCCATATTATGAAAACCACCGGGAGTATAATATTTCTTTCCTCCATTTAACAAACTATCGTTATAAATAAATGGATCAGTTACATGGATAGTTCGATCAAAATTAGGAAGAATATAATTAGCGTCTCTTTCAGTAAACCCAATATAATCAACATCTTCGGTTACAAAGTTATATTTATCATAAGCAGTAAAGTCAATAATTGGTGCTTTAGTATTTAATACATTAACTAAGGAGGTAATAACCCAGATAACTCCAGCAGGTCTAAACAGGTTAATAATCTCACCAGCAATTGTATTAATTGGAGAATCAATCTGAACATCAATTACTGCATAACGGTAGTAAGTAGAGGGATAAAATTTGTAAGTATTCCACTTGCTAGAATTCCAGATAAACATATCACGATAAGGCTCATAGATATAGATATTACCTACATTAGTATGTAAATAATTAGCAAGAGCCTCTCTAATACTATTATTAGTACTTCGACTATGCAAAACATGGTGTTTTAACTTTTCACGGTAAGTATAATCATTCTCACCGCTTAAACGCTGTAACCCTAACCAGCTACCCCAGTAATCAAGCCAAACACCCCTAGCAGTATCTAAATAAGAATCAATCTTAGTCGAATACATACTAGCTTCTGCCCGATCTACTTCATACTGGAGCGCATTAATCAGAGCATCATTAACTTCCCCTGTAGGTTTATTATAACCTCTTAGTGCACCTTTCCATAATGGATGTAAGTTATTAGCAATACTCATAACCTACACCTCCTATTTACCAATTCCATTAGCTAATACACTTGGCAAGGAATCATCTTGTGGTGCTTTATCATTGATTAGAACTGTTGGGTCTGCTTCATTAGCCTCTTGTTTGAACTTAACATTACAGATAGCTAGACGTAAGATTTCATTTGAATTGGTTCTATAGACATCATCTATATCTAAGCCCTCTGTAATCTCATCTTGCTCTGGTTGTTTATCCTTTACAATAGAATCTTTCCAGCTCACCCCGTCTTGTTCAGTAAGCTTATTAGACTTACGACCTAAAATACCATAAGTCCCATCTTGGGTAATATCAGTAGGTCTAAGGTAAGGTTGTTTTACTTCTGCACCCTTGATATTAATAATTGTATCATCACTAATTCCGGGGTTATTTAACATCTTTCTATCTGGATAGACTTTAACGTCCACTGTCGTATCAAGTAAACCTAAATCGTCAGTATCCATTACTTTTTGAATAATGTTTGCCTTATATAGAGGCTCACCTACAGTAAGCGAGTTAATGTAATTAGCGAGATTTTGTTTAATTAAAGCCAGAAAGTCATTAGTTAATAAGTCTGAATTATCTACTCTAACAGTAACGTCAAGAGCAACTACAGATTTATGGGTTGGATAAACCATGACTTTAATTCCTGCTGGTTTATAATTAACTAACCGATCAGCAATCTGCTGTTTAAGATCATCACTCAAGTTTCCATTAGCGTCATGTGCATAAACAACTACCGCTCCGTAGGTAGATTCATAGACATTAGCACCAGCAACCCCCGGAACGCTTTCTGCAATATATTTTAAGGACTGATTAGTACCACGAGCTAGAGACTGGATCATCTGTCTAAATCGAACTTTAGCCTGTTGTGGATTCTCCTCGTCTTCACCTGTATTAAAAGCCTCAGGATTATAGACTTCTGCAATTCCACCAATATCAGTTGTACGATCAATTACCCGATCTGGAATGTTACCATAAGAACCAATTACAGTACAATAAACTGGAATAGTAAATGACTTAGCTCCTTTAGGAACACGATAAGGAACCATTGTCCTATATACTTGTTCATAATTAGGGTTAGTGGAATAAAAACGAGTACCACGATCTACTACTAAATCCTGCTGTAAAGTCCCGTTAAGTCGAACAAAAACGTCACCAAAAGCATAAGTTGCACTCTTATGTGTAAAGCCGAAAGCCGAAGTTACTGCGTCATCAATCGACTTCTGTAGGTTTTCTAATGTGTAATAATAAAGTTTTTCAATTTCAATTGCTTCGGCTTCGATTAAAGTACGAGTAATCGAACCAGTGCTAAAGTCATTAATCAAATCAGTATGAGTTCTAACTTGATCAATTTCTGATTGAATAATTTGACTAGCTTTCCGAAAAGCAAAACCATTTTTATCTATTTGTGTAGTATCTGCTGATGTATCAATTGCCAACCTTCGTCACTCCCTATCTAATTGAAATTTCTCCGTTTTCTGATTGGTAAAGGTAAAGATTAAAAGTCCTGTCTGAGCCAATTGGTGTAATATCTGCCGTTAAGAACATCGAGGTATATGACATCTTAGCAGACGTTACTGTTGCATTCTTTACTCGTGGATCGGACGTGAGCGTGCGTCTAAGCTCATTTTTAGCATCCATGAGCAATTGCCTATTCATCTGCTTACCGAGCATATCGGGCAATAGAGAGCCATATTCGGGGTGAAATAAAAGTGTACCCTTACGTGTTAAAATTCGTAAGATTAAACTCTGCTTTAAGTTTTGTATTCCTACCACAGTATTAGGTTGGTGTCCGTCTGAGTCTAAAATCCCAAAAGCCTCGTCCATATGACCATCAGTATTAACATTTAAGGCAAGGTCCATACCTAAAACAGTATCATAATAGGCTGGCTGATAGTGAGCGGTATTAGACTCAATAATCTTATTTTCGCTTGCTCTTTGCCAAGTATCTTGGTCATTAGGTAATAGCATTCGATCTCCACGAGTTAAAAGATGTTCTGGATTTCCCATCTTTTCTTGTGGAGTGTCAACAATGTAGGGGTATTCTAAATGATTAAGATTAACTAGCGTATGCCATTGCTCCATATCTTGATAAAGCTTAAAGGCAATTGTCTGGATTGTATCTCCCTCTTGAATTACGTAATGTTTATAAGCACTCAAAATCTCACCACCTTACTTTGTATAGCCATAATGGTTAACAATATAATTAAGCTTATTCTCAATAAAACCTAGGTCAACTTCTAACTGTCTTAGCTTTGGAATAAAATCCAAGTACTCTGTATAGTCTCCACACCAGTCAGCCATTACTCTTAAGTTATAACGAATACGAACAATATCCTTTTTACTAATGTACTGAATTAAATCTGGTGCATTATCTAAGTGCCAAGTTAATGACCTAATTTCAAGATAAACTGCATTTAATAACTTATACGCCCCCGGCTTATATGAAAACATTTTAGTATGGACTAACTTATTAGTAAAAGATCTATCTGCTGGTGTCTTACCAAAGAAGATTGGTAAATAAGATAAGGTATAATACTGAAACATCTTAGTTAATTCAGACACCTGTAGTTGTGGTTGATTAGCTAACCCATTAAAAGTCTTTAATTGCAATTCGGGAATGATTAAACGGTTATCGGACGTAATATCAGGTAGGGAATACAAAAAATACTCATCTAATGTAATTGGGTCAAAGTAATTATTCTTACCTGTCACTATCTTATATCCCTCCTTAAACTAGCAATCGCAGAGCTAGTAGCATTACTCATATTACCATCTGTCATCCCACCCTCACCGGGTCTACCTATTAATGTATTAGTACGATCACTAGCAGACGCTTGGTCTGTGTTACCAACTACAATCATATTAATTGTGTACTTAACAAGGATTGCTTGCGATACGTCTTGACTAAATTGATAGCCAGATGGTGAAATAGCAACCTTATAAGAGTAGTTATCAGTATAGTTATCAAAGACTAAAACAGGGTGGTTATCCTCGGTTCCAGTCGGATAGTTGTTTAAATATGTATCTAAAAAAGATTTTAATTGCCATGCTTGATCTATACCTAAACCGTGTTGCCAACCAGTTGTACCAGAAATAGTAATTGACTTTTGACCCATACCAAAGTTTTGAACTGTTCCCCAGTCTTTAGTATTCATATAAGCTGTACGGGCTTGTGTCTGTTCTTGAATTGATTGTGGGTTGATTGAAAAGTCAAACCGATTTTGTTGTGAACCATCACTATTTAGTATTCTAAAAGCACACCGATCTAGGTAATAACGACCATCAGCCATTGCCATTATATCACCTACTTAGTAAATTCTAGTTTTAATATAAAAAGGACAGGTATTTAACCTGCCCTTAATATTATAAGTTCTTAATTCGTTCTGTTAACGCTTCTAAATAAGTTTTCATTCCAGAAAGTTGCTTATGCAATAACTGAATTTGTTTGAACTTAAGATCTTTTAGCTTATCTTTATCGGTTAGGAATGCTTCTAGCTTCTTAACCTTAGCGTCTAATTGCTCCTGTTCAACCTTTAATTTATCTTTTAACATTACTTCTTATCCTTAGTATGCTTTTCCTCTTTTCCCTTTAATAAGTCAATTTGATCTTGTAAAGACTTAGCCTGTTCCCGCAAACGTTGATTTTCTTTTTGATAGTTTTTAATTTGAATATCTTTAATCTTAACGTTTAAATCAAGATCTCCCACTTGTTTCTTATAATCGTCTAAAAGTGCATTAGCATCTACATTCATCGGATTATTTTGTTGTCCTGCTTGATTATTATTCATATTATATCTCTCCTATTCTTACTTAAGTTCGTCTCCATAGTTATTAACAACACTAGGATCAATTCCATTTTCTTTAGATAATTCTTTTTGTTCCTTAATCGCCCTAGCACGAAACTTTACTAAATTCTTATCACGTTCCTCTTTAGTAGCAGAAGCAAGTCTAACAGTACCATCATCATTAAAACCAACGATACTATCCTCTCCTCCATAAACTAAAGTCTGTGGAGTTGAACCGTCTCCTAATAAAGTAGTACGCATATTCATTAAAGTATTACCAGTTTGTTCATCAACAACAGTTCCATCTAAAGTAATACTTTTCCTCTTTCTTACTTGATTATTGCTATCTAACTCTTGATGTTCTTCTACACTCTTATTAATTAATAATTTAGACACTTATATTATCCTCCATTACTAAGATAAGTTTATTATAGCACAAAATTAATCAAATTTAGACACCTCTATGACCAGCATCTGTATTTGTTCCCTGTGCTTCACCGTTTGAACTATCAACGCCTCTAGGAACACCATGATTCCACCAAGAAGATAATTGGTAACACCAACCATCCATAAAAGTCACAATAAATTGATCATACATAGCAATCCCCTTTACTCTTCCTCCAGTATTATAAATAGCAGGAACTGTTTCAGCCCAACGATATTGCGCTTGGTCAAAGTAGACCCAACCAATCTTTAGACCTCCCCATTTATGACCCGGATCTTGATTTTTATTTACTCTAGGTACATAAAAATTAAACACACCATTAGGATCAAATGGCACATTAAATACCTCGTCACCCTGATTATTGTAAACTTTCCAAGCTCCAGACCATACCTGTCCGTGAACATTACCATAGTTATCCATTGACATCCCATTTTGGTTAGAGTCTCCAGAGAAATAAATACACTGTCGGGTAGCTAAGCCATTAGGGTTACCATTACCATCGGTAGAGCTATTATTATTACCAATAGAGAACCCAATACCATCTGCATTTATAGTCGTCCAATAAGGCATTGGACTCTGCCCATCAGTACTTACTGCAAAAGAAAGGTACCTACTACTATATTCAGAAGTAGTTTGTACTCCAATATCGTCTTCATGGGTAATAATTGATCCGTTAGCCGATATTGTAAGATCTCGATAACTCCCACCCGCAGTAGGAACATAATAACCTTGATCATCAAGAATATCGCCCTCTGGAATTATTGCCATCTCATCAATTTGAATCTTCCATGTATGGTTAGCAAGGGACTCTCTGGAGTCTTTTATAAATCCTTTTTGCAATACTCCTAAATAATAGGTATTAGCTAAATCTAAATCCTTAGTCGATAGTTCAGCATACAAATTATAATAAGACAATCCCCCGACACCAGTTAAAACCTTCTTAGATGTCATTTTAATCTTAATATTATTTTTTACATTATTAAAAGTTTTTCCATCAAAGTCTACATGATAAGTATCATTTTCATTAATCCTTCCAGTAGTTAATACAACATACAAATCATGGTATCCTCCAGCCACTGTAGTACCCCCTGAAGTATCATAGCTACCATAGGTACAAACAATACCAAAGTTAAACTTAATTCGCCCTATCTTAGACTTATACTTTTGTACAATATCATTAATTGTTGCTATCTCAGTATATTTATAGCCATCATATAATCCATAACCATTATATTCAGACCTACTAATATCATTCATATAGACAATACTTAATTCATTAGAATTAACAGGATACTCTACCATTCCCCCTTGATGACCATATAAATATGGAACTGGATATTCATAACCTCTACCATACCCGAAAGATCCAGACAAAGTACTACGGTCAAATGCTTCATGGGTAATGTTTACATAGGGACCGTCAACCCCTTTATTAGATCCAATTCGAGCAATGGTAGAAAAGGCTTGAGGAAAGACAGTATGTACACTAATATTACCAGAGTCTTCAATAAGAAATGATGGCGTATAGATAGACCCAGAAATTGGATAGTAGGATCCATTAGAGTACTCACGAGTAGAAGTCATAAATTCGGATGATTGAATCCGGTTACCAATAATATTATTACCCTCGATTAAATTACCTTTAATAATATTACCGTCTGTAATATTAGCCCCTTTTATCAGAGCTTGATTAGATACGTCATCCTTACGGTTACCAGTGATTGTAATAGAGTTTGCAGTAACATTACCAAAACCGTCTACACTAAAAGCACCACCACTAGCAGAGATTTTAGAACCATCATTACCATTTAGAACAATATTACTACCAGTAATAGAACCACTAAAGAAACCTTTATTAGTAGCAAAAGTACCATCATCTCTAATCTCGGTAGTAGTTTCGCCTTTACTATTAACAATTTTCAATCCACCGTCTTTAATGGTAAGACCATTAGAGTTAATAACAACATTACCATTATCAGCAGAAATATTACCCTTAATAACTTGCAGTGAGTTATTAAGGGTTAAATTATCTCCGATAAAGTTAACTCCAGAAATGTTACCCGCAGTAATATTACCTTTCATATTAAGATTACCACTAGTATCTACATGGAATACCTGTCCGCTAGCATTATTAATAAGAAAACCATCGTTAGAGTTCATAGCAACCGTTGTACTTCCTGCGGTAGCAGTTAGCCCCCTGTCATTTAAAGTAACACCTCTATAGTCTCTAGTAGTCGTTGTAAGTTCAGATTGCGATAAGCACCAAGGGGTAGCTACACTTCCTTTTTCCAACTTCAACTTGCCAAACTTCAAGTATGTTCCTGTGCTTAAATCAAAAGCGAAATTTAAGTAGAAAATATCAAACAATCGTACGTTATTATCACTCTTGCCGGTCCACATATAAGTCGAGTAGAGCTTATATTTATTTTCGCCAAGATTAATCAAGGTTGCAGGTTGAGGATCGTGCCCTACATTGGTAAACCATGTAATTTGAGCCCTACTCAAGTCTTTGACAGTTGCATCAGTTTCAAACCAGATTGTTTGAGTATAAGTTGTCCCTTTATTCATAACATGGAAAAAGGTATGTGGGTCTTGCGGAAGGATTTCATAACCTGTGGCATTTGTTGGTAATTTCAAGTAAGCATAGTCATCCTGCCAGACAGTATTAGGGATACCATAACCCATTGTATATTTCTGATCAGTACCAGAAACTAGATTATCGTTATGCAAGCTATTAGCAACGCTACTATCCAACGAATGAATGGTTAATTGTTGCATCGTCCAATCACTAGCTGTGAATGCACCACTATCCCGTGCAGTTGTACAGAAATAAGTAGCACCTGATTGTGTCCACGTATCACCCACAGCATAAGGTGTGGTTGGTTGGGAAGTAAAGTTGCGTTTCTTAGTTGAGTCAAACATTGGTGCCCATGTGTAAGAAGAAGGGTTTCTACTACTTGTACTTGTATAATCTGTATAAGTTCCTAGATAACGATAGCTACTACTTATATTTGGACTAGTTGTGAATCCTATACTACCATCACTACTATTAGCATAGGCAACATGGAAATAACTAGTTTTACCGTCTGCACCTGGAGTGCCCGGAATACCGTCATCACCCTTAATTTTAGTCCACTTGTAATCAGTAGGCGTACTTGATTCAGTTTGACTTCCTTTGTTATAAGCTATTCCTATATAACTCATTCCAGTCGGGGAATCACTAATATTGCTACCACTACTATCAGTAGCATACTTGATCCATGTGTAGTAAGTTTTACCGTCTGTACCATCTGCACCGGGA